GCTTTTCATCCGCACCGCCAAATTTAAATACATTCTTTATTGGGTACACTAATACCGATACCTCATTAAATCTATATAACAGATTCATTGCTGGTGAAAAGCTTACAGTTTCTGAAAAGAAATTTAAGGTAGGTGGCTTGGATGTCGGCGAAACAAATCCAATTCAGACCACCGCAGTTAAAGCAGAAATTGATGTCAGTGATTTATCTAATCATGTAGGACAATCATATGGTCTTAGAGCAGAATCCGGTGTCATATTCCAAAAAGGACATTTCCTATTTGCGGAATCACAGACTCTTATTGTTAGTAAATATACAAGATTTCCAGACCAATTAGCTGTAGGATATCGGGTTACCGAAAATTTGGTAAACGCCTTTGAAGATCCTACTCTTTACGATAATGCTAATGGTTCAAGTAACTTTAATGCACCTGGTGCAGATAGACTTAAATTAGTTCCATCTCTTACCGTATTATCACAAGAGACTGCGGATGCAGATGCGTCATTCTTTAGCTTAATTAGATTTAATAATGGTAATCAGGTTACAGTACGTGATATTGCAGAGTATAATGTTCTTGGGGATGAAATGGCTCGAAGAACATTTGAGGAATCTGGAAACTACATTGTAAAGAATTTTAAGACCACCCCCTCAAGACGAGGAGATGATTTAAAAATAGGTATTGGTCCAGGTACCGCGTACATTAAAGGTTACAGAATTGAGAATCTAGGTGAACAATTTTTTACCGTCGATCCTATTTCAAATAGTGAAATTATAGAAGATCAAACTGTAAGTTTTAAATATGGCCAATATGTAGATGTGTTGGATTGGAACGGCTATATTGATCTTGATAGATCTTCAGCCGTTGATCTCAAAAACAGCTCTAGTACAAAAATTGGTGAAGCGTTTGTTAATAACATTGTTGATACCAGAATTCATCTCAGTGGTGTAAGAATGAATCCAGGTGAAAATTTTGCTACGGTTGAACGCGTTGATGTTCCTACTGGTTATATTGAAATTGCAAATACCGCAGTGGAACCAGCAAGATTAAAAGGCACCGATAATCAGGCATTTATTTTTGAAACCGGGCTGACAAGTCTAAAAAATACTATCTGTACTAAACTTCCTATCAGAGAAGTGGCGGCTGCTTCGGTTGACAGTGGGACAGATCAGATTATTATCTCGTCGGGGTCAGACGGAGATTTTTATCTTGATCAGGATGACCTTCTTGTAATTGAGGATACTGGTACAAAGCTAACTATTCAGTCTTCTGTAGTTGAAAATCTTGGAACACAATTAAGAATTCAAATTGATCCAGCAGAAGGTGCTGGTGGTTCAGCTGTACATGTCTATTATAATAGAAATAGAACAGGTAATACAGCACCAAAGCCATTTGAAAAATTGGCAAAAGAAACTCATGTTAAAATTGCACATGTATTTGATACTCAGAATAACAGATGGAGTCTGGGCTTCCCTGATGTATATGAAATTATAGACATTGTCGATAGTAATGGAGATGATTATACAAATAGTTTCCGATTAATCAGAAACCAAAAAGACACCTATTATGATATTTCATATATTGAATATATTCAAGGTAGACCTATTCCACCGAATAGTACTCTTACAGTAGAGCTAAAGGTGTTTGAAATAAATCCTATTGCTGGAAGAAGTTATTATTTTGCAGTAAATAGTTATCCAGCAACTTTGGATTATGATGATATTCCTGTATATACATCATCTAGTGGTCGGAAGTATTATTTAAGAGAATGCTTTGATTTTAGACCATATGCTGATAAAGAGGCAGCTGCAGATTATAATGCAACAAATCCAGCAACAGCACCTAATGTCAGTGGTGCGGTTGGCGCTAGCCCTACATTTACAACATTGGTTCCTATTACACCAGTAGGTGGCGGTGTGGCAAATCTTGACATTGAACACTTCCTTGCTAGGGTAGATGCAGTAACGGTTGATTCATACGGTACTTTTAATATTATTAAAGGTCGCGAGGAAAGAAAACCTACACCCCCGTCATTATCTCCAGATCAAATGGTTTTGGCAGAAGTCAAAATTCCAGGTTCTCCGGCCTTAACACCGGCGGAAGCACTTGCAAAAGGAATGCGGCCATATGGTGTCTCTGTTATTAAAAAATCCCACAAGGGTTATAAAATGCAGGACATCAAACGAATTGATGATAAGGTTAACTCTTTAAACTATTACATATCATTAAGTCAACTTGAAAGCTCAACTCAGAATCTTTCGATACTTGACGAAAATGGTAGAACCAGATTTAAAAATGGTTTTGTTGTAGATCCATTTAATGATCTTACATTTGCTGAAATAGCTGACCCCGAATATAATGCTGCAATCTTGCACAACCAAAAAATATTGACTCCAGCTGTTAAACAGTTTGCATTGGATCTTAAATATTCATCTGCTACTGGAGCACAATTATTTCCACCGACGAATAATCCTAATGTAATGACACTAGGAAGGGATTCAAACCTTACGGTTCTTAATCAGCCGTATGCTACTGAATTTAGAAATTGTGTGAGTAACTATTATGCCTATAATGGACTGGGAGGACTATCACCAGAATATGATATTGCATACGATTTTACTCAAAACCCAGATCCATTAACAATTGATACTGCATCAATGTTTGAAGACTTTGTAGACAACCTACAAGAATTCTTACCTCTTACGGATGTTCTCACAGAAGAAGGTATTGCAGTAAACACATTTGGCAGAGCCGGTGGTACTGTAATCGTTGACGATACATTTTCTACACTTGAAGTCGGAAGTGCTGCAGAACAAGTTGGAGATTTTGTTACCAATGTGGAATTCAATCCATTCATTGCTGCAAGAGAACTTAAGGTTTGGGTTGGCGGTCTAAGACCAGATACAAATCATTATTTCTTCTTTGATGGTGTAGATGTGAATGCTCATATTGTTCCAGGCACCGCAGCAGATAGTCCAGGTGAGATTGAAACATTCGGTGATCCGATTGGTACTGCCGGGCTTAAAACAGATTCCAGAGGTGTTCTGAGAGCAGTATTTAATATACCAGAAGCAACATTCTTTGTGGGTGATAGAATTCTTAAGGTCGTAGATGTAGATCAATATAATTCTATTGATTCGGCTGCAACATCCTCTACTTCTCTTACATATAGAGCATATAATTTCTCAATAGAGAAAACTGAACTTTCTACAAGGGAACCAGAGTTTAATTTAAACGAGACAGTTGTGGCTAGGTCAGTTACCTTCCCACGGCAAGGCGACCCTCTTGCACAAACCTTCTATATTAAGAAAGGTATGGTCGAGGGCGGTGAATCATTGCTTGTATCCGAACTTGATGTGTACTTCAAGCGTAAATCAGAGGTGAATGGTATTACTCTATACTTGAGTGAAACAGATAATGGATACCCTTCTGGTAATATTATTCCTTTCTCGAAAGTTCACTATACAAAAGATCAAGTAAATGTTTCTGATGATGCTTCTGCAGCTACTACATTCCAATTTGAGGCTCCAATAAGACTCTATTCAGAAAGAGAATATGCATTTGTTGTAATGCCAGATGGGAATGATCCAGATTATTTAATCTATACATCAAAGGTAGGTGGACTTGATTTATCACCTGGTGATACTCAAGGCCAAACAATTGTGCAGGACTGGGGAGACGGTGTTCTCTTTACGTCTACCAATAACCGTGCATGGAAATCATATCAGGACGAAGATGTTAAATTTGAACTGAGACGACACAGCTTTGACGAGAATCAAGGTTTCATCCGTCTTAAGAATAATGATCATGAATTCCTATCTGTAAATGATATCTCAGGAAGATTTAACTTTAACGAAGATGTTTACCAATTAAAAGATCCTGCTGTTGGAACAAGTAATGTGGTATCAATGGAAGTCGGCAATAATGTAATTACAGGGTCCGGACTTGATACGACATATGCAATTAATGATGAGATTCTTATTAACGATTCAACTAATAAGGACATTTTCAGAATTACAGACATTACGTCGGCTACAAGAATGGTCGCCCACAAACAGACACCATATGATTTTGTATCAAGCTCTGGTCTGCCTGTTGTTTCTGGTAAATTATCGCACTATGATAAAAGAAACCCAGGTGAAATGTACCTCGAAGGCAGTTCTGCAAGAGAAGGTAGAAAGTTTGACCAAGGTGTATTCTTATACGGACTTTCGTCTGGGTCGCAAGCTAATACGGCTTCCATCGATGATATTAACATAAGCTATATACAACCATTCATTAATAGAACCAATGATGGTACGACCTCTACATCGTTGACGGGTCGTTTCACTTCACCCAATGATGTTAATACTTACTACGAACAACAATTAAAATTTAATAGTAACAATTACTTCTCCAAATCCGGAGCAGTGATTTACAGTAAATCAAATGACTTGACGGATACTAAGAAATTTGAAATTATTGTTGATATGAAAAAACAGGCTGGCTCAAATACATCATCGCCGCTTGTTGATGTTGAGTTATCAAAACTCATTGCATATCAATGGAAAATTACAAACAGCTCAAGTACTACAGCTAAGTATATCTCAAAGAGAGTTGAACTTGCTGAAAGCTTTGATGCTGAGGATTTCCAACTTATTATTACTGGATATAGACCTCAAGGTACTGATATTAAATGTTATATCAAACCTCAGAATGTTTATGACAGTGAAGGTTTTGAGAATATTGATTGGATCGAACTTGAAATTATCGAAGGTAAGAATATATTCTCATCTAAGGTAAATATAGAAGATTATAAGGAATTTAAATTTGCAGTTCCTGACTCAGCTAAAAATGCCGATGGGGCTTTGGAATATACTAGTGATGCTGGAACCTTTACAGGATATAGAAGATTTGCAGTAAAAATTGAAATGCTTTCCTCGACTGCTTATAATGCACCATCGTTGAGAGATTATAGAGGAATAGCATTAACATGATACAAAGAGATCCGAATAGTAGAGCGATTATCAGCACCGACCTTGAAGCTTTGAATAAATATAAAACGGAAAGGCTTTATTACAAGCGTGTTGATAGACTTCAGGATGATGTTTCTGAAATTAAATCGACTCTACTTAGGATCTGCGAAAGAATAGACGCACTGGAAAAGAAGCATAAACATGGCTAAACCTGGAATTACAAATTTACAAACGTCACAAACGTTTCAGAATTGGTTTGATAAAACCAACGATGTTATTGATATCCTGAAAACGGAAATTGTGACTGCAACCCCGGCTGGTGATACCACCACGGGTGACGCCATCCTTATTGGGGATTTTACCGCAACCAATTTTGAGGCAACCGGCACCATATCATCAGATACTTTTGCGGCTGCAAATACTGCTGCAAATATTACATTTTCACAACCTGGTGAATTTAGCTCGGGCCAAAAGGTTACCGCTATTTTTGCATATGGAGCAAGTGGTGGTCAGGCAAGATTTACAAATAATGTTTTTAACTGGGACATCGGCCTAGATAATAATACTGATGCTAATTTTGTTATTAAAACATCTACAACCACACCGTTTAAACTTTCTCCAAATGGTAAACTTACCTTAACTGATCTTGAGGTCACTGGCAACACAACATTGGGTGCTAGTGGTTCTGTAGTAGATATTGCACATGGTGCATTTAAGGCTGGTGATAATATTGTTTTCACTGGACCAGATGCGAATAATCAAATTGAAATATCTGCTGGACAGTCATATGACGGCACTGGTTTGGATATTGTGGTGCCTCGACAAGTTTCTCACCAAGGTGATGCAGATACAAGAATACGTTTTGATCACATGTCGGAGTCTGGTGCAAGAAACGGCCAGACAATTTTTGAAAATAATGGTCATGTAATGATGTATATCCACGGTGAGGAAAGATCTACAGATCGCCGTGTTGATTTTATTCTAAAAGATGATCTGTCTGGCACACCTACAGTAGCTGGTGCTTCTTTTTACCAGGCAACAAATGGTTTAGGGACAGACAGTGGTAAAACATCCTTCAACGTAGAGGGTACTATTACTTCAGGTCTTAATACTACTGTCAATGAAGATGGCACTATTGGAAATAAATTACGGGTTCGGAATGGAGCCAATATTGAATTGGAAAACACCAGTGATAATGTTAAAATCACACTTGAAGGCAATACTGGTAACATTGATATTGACGGCACTTTTAATGCTAGTTCTGTAACGGCGACCGGCAATATACAGGCCGGTGGTGACCTTATAACACTTTCTGATAAACGTGTCAAGGAAAATATTAAGGATCTTTCGGATTCATTAGATAAAGTTAATCAAATGAGAGGTGTCTCCTATAATAAAATTGGAGACACAGAGGAAAAAATTGGTTTTATTGCTCAAGAATTAGAAGCCATTTTACCTCAGGTGATTACAGAAGATAGCGATAAATATAAGAATGTTGCATATGGTAATATTGTTCCTGTGCTGGTCGAAGCGATAAAAGAGTTAAGTACTAAAATTGAAAAATTAGAAAAAAATTCATGTAAGTGCGCTTGTGATAAATAATTCTTGAATTGATATTCATAAATAAAAGAAAAAAGGTAGACTTTATATGTCAAAGATTTCAGAATTAGGTCCTATTACCGGTGCTAATACTAGAACTGAAGATCTTTTTGTTATTGTAAATCTAGTACAAGGTGATGACGGTACTAAAAACATCACCAGAAGAGAACTTGTAGAGGCTATTCAATACGAGCAATTTTCTCGTATCCGAATCACGGGTGGGACAATTGCTAATGTTGTAATGTCTAACTCTACCTTGAATAATGTGACTATCAATACATCCGATTTTATTGCTGGTGACATTGATAGATCAGTTATTGCAAGATCAGACTTCAATGATGGTGACATCGCTAGATCCACATTTGATGACGGTCAGTTAACAGATTCAACTGGCGCCAATCTTCAGATCACAGATTCAGTATTCGATGCTGGTGAACTCACCAACTCATCGGGTAACAACCTCGACATCACAGCTTCGGTCCTTGACCAATCTAATGTAACATCGAGTTATATTACAGATTCAGTATTCGATGCTGGTGATGTAATTAATTCAAATGCAAATAATATTTTAATTACTAGTTCTGATTTTAGTAACGGTACTGGTAATAATGATGTATTTACAAATTCTCGTATTGATGATTCATTCTTTAACAACCCTACCATTGAAGGTGGTGTTGCGAACGGTACTATTCTTACAAACGTACAGATTGACGGATTAACACTTGAAGATGTAATTATTTCAAACAGTGAAATTGTTGATACAAATTTTGCAAATGGTGCAATTACCAACGCACAGATTGGTGAGTCAACATTTACTGCAGGTACTATTACAAATTCAAATGCAAATAACATTGTTATCACAAGCTCTGAATTTAATGACGGCACGGGTAATAATGTAACACTTACAAACTCAACCATCGATAATAGTTTAATTCAGAATTCTGTAATTGCTAATACAGATTTCCAAGGTGGTCTGAATGACGTAACAATTAATGATGCTGTAATTACAAGCTCCTCTGCATCGAATACAGGTATTACTGAATCAACTTTCCAAGGTCGGATTGAGGATTCAACAATTGCGAATTCAGTTATTGAAGATCTTGATCTTGATAATGTTGTAATAAGAAATTCAAAAATTCTTGATAGTGAAATCAAAGACTTTGATATGGAACTCACCAAACAGTGGGAACCAAATATGGACGAAGACAGTTACTTCGCCATTAAAAATGTCAAAACTGATGAAACTGAAAAGATTTCATATAGACAATTCTTTGACGAGATTGCTAGAAAAACAGAAAAAGCACTCAAGGTCCATGTTGCCATTGATGGTGATGATGACGCACCAGGTACCATTTTACAACCAGTTGGTACTTTGGAAAGAGCTGCGGAACTGGCACTTGAAAAAGCGGGGGGTTCATTTAACAGAAACGGTTTAAATGATGCAGTTCATATCTCGGTTGGGCCAGGTACCCACTATACAAAAGGTAATATTAAATTACCTGACGATTGTTCGATTACATCAACATCTGGTCAATACGCAACTGTTATCCAAGCATTACCTGGTTATGAATCTGAGAACTGTTTCCTACTAGGTTCTGGTTGTTATGCTCAAGGTTTCTCATTCTTCAACTGGAAAGTAGATAACTTTGATTACCCTGAAGGCGGATTTGCTTATGCATATCGCCCTGGTGCAAAAATCTTACGTTCACCATATGTGCGTGACTCATCTCAGCTTTCAAACTTTAATCGACTAGATGTCGAGCCACCATTGCAGCCATTTAACTCAAAAGGTACTGTTGCCGATCTAGGTCAAGAAGTTATCTTGGAGGTTGGCCATTCTGGTGAGTTTAATGAAGGCGATGAGGTTACATTCTCAAATGGCGCTTATGGATTCCTTTCATGGGATGATTCACTAGATACTGCCAAGGGCATAGATCCTGATCTTGCAACCAACAATAAAATCTTTGTTCGGAACTTAAAAGGCACAGTAGAAGTTGGTGATTATGTCTATGCGCAATCCGGTGGTACTGGTCAAGTCAATGCATTGGGTATTGATGATTTCCCTAACCCATTGGTTGGCCGCGGTGGCGGTGTAATTCTTGCGGATAGACGACAGCTAGATACTGACTCACTTTATACTTACTTCCTTGCATTTGGTGCTACACCTCGTACCCAAAACGGTATCGGTTACGTTGCACGTGATGGTGCTGGTGTAAACGGTATTGGTTCATTGTCAATCTTTGTTCGTGTAGCATTCTATGCTCTGAACGGTGGTCAAATGACACTGAACAACTCAGGTACTCAGTTTGGTGATATTTCAATGAGAGCAAAAGGTAGTACTACAATCTTTGCTCCACAAGATACAACTGCAAATCTGGTTGGCAATACTGACTTTGCGGATTCGATTGAAAATAGAGCAACAGATATCATTGAGGATATGGTTGACTATCTCACGGCAAACACTGCAAACGGTGGGTTAGGTCTACAGGAATATGATTCAGATAAATGTAAGCGTGACACGGGCATTATCATTGATAGTGTAGGTTATGATGTTGCATTAAACACAAACTACTGGGGTCGCTTAAACGGCCTTACATATCGTAGCCCAATTTCACAACGTGTATATGGTGAACAGTTAAATGAGACTGCAGGTTCAATTAGACATCTGAAAGATGAAGTTGACTACCTGTTTAGAAATTCAGATGTATCAGTTCTGGAAAGAGCAAATACTTCGTTCAATGCAACACTGGATATTCTTGAAAACGGCGAAGACTATGCGGCTCCACTGGTATTTGAAGATACTGGTGTTGTTTCCAGAACCGCAGCACGTAAGCTTCTGATGAACAATACAGATCATATTACTGAAAAGTTTATTGATTGGATTGAAGATAACGATCAGTTCTATGCTTACGATAGCAACAAGTGTCGCAGAGATATTCAGGACTATATCTTACCTGCAGCAAAATATGATATGCTGTTGGACACAAACTACAATGCGGTAACTGCTGGCAATGCATACTATATGAATACTGCCAGAAAAGTTATTGGTGAACAAAGAAATGAAACGGTTTCTGCTTATCAAAGATTAAGAACTCAAACCGCGGATCTACTATCGGCCAACTCATCTGCTGGTGAAGTTGGTGCCTCGGATTCAATCAATGAGATTGTTGACATTTTAAATAATGCTGGACGTAAATATACTCCAGTAGATGCAACTTATAATCCAGTCACTGGTTCCATGACAGTAACAATTGGTTTCCATGACTTGACTGTAGGAACAAGAATAGTTATTGATCCAGGTAGCATGATCTTTACATGTGAGGATGATGATTTTGTAACAGAACTTGCACATCCAAGACCTACTGATAAAGTTGCTTACCAACGACCATTGCCTATTACAGCAGTAACTGTGACTGGGTTTACAGTGTTCGTAGGTACTTCTACTAACTTTAGACATAAGTTTGAAAGATCAACCAAAAAATGTATCTCGGTTGTAGGTTCGGAAATTACTTATAGCAATGATGCTTCAATCCCAGCTGTAAATAGAAATGCCAGAAAACAACTTCAGGCTAACAGAACCTATATACAGGATTATATGTTAAACTGGATTGATGATAACTATTTCCTATACGATAGTGATAAGTGTCGCCGTGACACAATTGAATATATCTTACCTGCTGTAGAGCGTGATATGCTCCTCGGCACAAACTTCAACTCAATTCAATCTGGTGTTGCTTATTATACAGCAACTGCTAGTGAAGTTGTCGGAAGCCAATTAACACAGACTGCCGGAGCAATTAGACATCTTAAAGATCAAGTTGCAAATACGGTTTTAACTGACGCAGAATCTATTCAAAGAGTAAATAATGCATTTAATGAAGTTGTCAGCATTATGGAAAATGCCGGCAGAGTATATACACCACTAGGTGCCGTATACGACCCAACAACTGGAGTCATGGAAGTTACTATTGGTACACATGATCTTCAGGTTGGTCAACAAATATTGATTGCCGATGAAAGCATGACATGGGAATGTGGCTCACCTGCGGTGCAAATTACACATCCAAGACCGTCAGATCCAGCGTATAGAACACCACAAACAATTGTTGAGGTTACCAACACAACTATTACAATGAACGTTGGTGACGCGGGTGGATACACTGGTGCGCACACTCTGGTGAGTGCCGATGCTGATTCATTTAAATTGGCAACATATACAGGTTCCTATACTCCTATAACATCAACATATGATCCTGTAAATGGTGAAATGGTTGTTACAATTGGCCAACACAACCTTAAGCAAGGTGACTGGATTCAATTTAAACCTGGCAGCATTACATTCTCATGTCTTGATGCCAACTCAAACCCAGTAACAATTACACACCCAAGACCTACTGAGGGCCCATATCAGACTCCAGTAAGAATTCATGATGTGGATGGCTCAACAATTAAAGTATATGTTGGAAATGCTAATGGTTACACTGGTACTCACACATTTGTAAGTGCTGAAACAGGTGCTGTTAATGTTGATGCAATTTACTGGAGTGATCCTGCTAAGGTAATTGAAACTCATACACCAACCAATGGTACATATGATCCAGTCACTGGTGTCACAACTCTTGAAATCGGAACACATGCTATTGAAACCGGTGATTTTGTTGAAATTGCACCTTATGGCCTTACTTGGTCTTGTGGATCGCCAACAGAATATATTTCAAATCCACGGATAGGTGAGCCAAACTATGGTGTGCCTATTGAAATTACCTCGACTACAGCTACTGGAATTACATTTAACTCTGGTGCCGCTGGTTACTCAGGTGCACATACATTTGAAAGTGCTTCTGCTGGTAGTGTTATACACACCCAAGCGACAAAAGGCGGTGTACTTACAGGAAGACAATTGTTGGCAAATAAACAGCTCATCAAAGATGAAGTTGTTGGGTATTTAAACAATAATTATTTCACATATGACGGCGCAAAATGCTCACGTGATACGGCGCTTATTCTTGATGCAGTCAAAAGAGATGTACTGACAGGGTCTAATTTCAGCTCAGTGTTTGCTGGACTGGCTTACCGTGCTGGAACATCAAGCGGTGATCTTGTAATAACTGACCAACTTACAGAAACAGTTGGTGCTATTACCTGGTTAAAAGGTGAAATTGGTGCCAATCTTACTGGTACTGCACTCACAAGATCAAATACTGCATTTGATGAAATCATTGACATTATGAATGCTGGTCAAGGTAATGCCGACGCAATTACATTTGGAACACCTACCGTAAGTACTGGTCACACAAATGCTAGAATTGCATTGCAAACCAATAAGGCATTCCTTCAAGCAGAGGCAACAGCCTGGCTTGCGGCCAATTACCCTGCCTTCTCATATGATGTTGCCAAATGTGAAAGAGATGTAGGATATCTTGTTGACTCAATTTCATTCGACATTCAACACGGTTCAAATACTGCGGCTGTAAATAATGCAAGACTTTACTTTGACAATGCAGTAAGTGTATTACCGGAAGCACAAAAGATAATTACAGCTGAAGTGTTTGAAAGAATTGCTGCACTTGCTGGAAGAATTGTCAGAGGTCAACCAGTTGTAAAAACAAATACCAACCCAGAGAATGCTGATGTGACTGTTCCAGGAGGATTTACTCCAACTGGCGGAACATATGATCCAGTTACTGGAATTATGGAAGTCACCATTGGTGCTCATAACTTTGTGGCTGGTGATAGAGTTACCTTTGGTTTGGAAAGTATTACTTGGGAATGTGGTTCACCTGCTCAACAGATTTCGCATCCAAGAGCAACCGATCCAATTTATGACCAGGCAGTTCCAATTAGATCTGTTACCTCAACATCTATCACACTTGATGTCGGTGATGCAAATGGTTACACTGGTGCTCATACATTTATCTCGGCAACTACTGATGCAATTAAGGATTCTGCTCTGAGTATTTCTCAACGGACACAGGATCTATTTGCCATTGTATCTGACATGATCCGTGGTGATGAATTTGCAGATCTTCCTGCATATGAGGAACCAACTGTTACTGCTGCTGTTGCTGAACAGGAAGCATATGAATATATTAATGGTGTTAGAGAAAAATATGGGTTTGAAATTCTGAACTTTATTTCAGAAACATATAACGGACTATCATATAATCAAGAAAAATGCTCACGTGATGTGGGTTATATTGTTGATGCCATTGCTCAAGATATGGAATACGGTGGTAATGAAGCTACAATTACTGCAGTTAAAGAATACTTTGAGGCAGCACTTGAACTGAGTGAAGCTTATCCAGAAAAGCAGACAAGACCTGCTTCTACATTGGATACAAACAGTAACGAAACAAATTATATTGATTATATCAAGTCTATCAATACACTGCCTAAGGATCAACGTGAGCCTACAAAACAAGCTTACCTCCATATGGCAGATGTTATTTCTGATATTGCTCAAGAAATTGCTGTCACCCCATCATATACTCAATACACTCCAACAGGCGCCACTTATGATCCTGCAACAGGTGTATTTACTGCAACCATCGGATCACACTCACTTAGAGTTGGTGAAACAGTTTATCTTAAGGACGAAGGCTTTACATTCGAATGTGATGCAGGAAGTGGCCCACAGCAATCAACTGCACCTCAAGCTCACCATCCTTTCTGGAGAAAACCGGTTACAATTACTGGTGTAACAGGAACCTCCATTACAATGAATGTAGGGACTGGTGGTACAGGGCAATATGCACACACATTTATCTCTGCTGTTGCTAATGCAATCAGTGAAGGTCCATATCAAAATGTAGATGGAATTGCCGCTGATGCAACAACCGCACAGGCAGCCAAGGATTTGGTACTCATTATTGCTAATGCAATTGATGAATATAAAGAACCTTCCGATCTTCCTGCAATCTCTGGTGCTCCAACATATGAGCCGAAGAGAACATTTGCTAGAAACATTATTCAGAGAAATAAACCTTTCCTACAAGAAGAAATAGTTTCATATATCAACGATGTATTCTTTACCTTCGAGGAAGGCAAATGTGCCAGAGATGCTGGTTACATTGTAGATGCTATTGCTAGAGATATTCTTACTGGTAGTAATTATAATTCTGTTTATGCAGGTCGGGCATATCGTATTGGTACTTTAGGTGCTGATAAGGTTATTGACGATCAATTATCAGAAACAATCGAAGGCTTTAAGTTTGTTCAAAGAAAGATTGAGGACGGGATTACTGGTAACGCACTAGATAGATCAAAAGCTTCATTCACTGCTCTATTTGATGTCCTTACTGACGGTGTTGATGCTGCTCCTGCATATGTCTTTGGATCTGCAAACGCAAGTACATCGAACCTTAATGCTGCTCAAGGCTTAATTGCAAACAGAACATTCATGCAGGCTGAGGTACTTGCCTGGCTTGGAATTAACTTTGCAGGATTGACATATGACCAAAATAAATGTTACCGTGATGTAGGTTATATGGTGGATGCTGTAACATATGATATCAGACATAATACCAATACAGGTATCCGTGATGTTGCTAGACTGTATTTTGAAAATGCAGTAAGTGTTCTTCCAGATGATCAAAAAGCTCCAACTGCGGCTGCCTTTGTACGGCTTGCTGAAGTGGCAGAACAATTGGTACTTAAACAACCAGTAACCAAAAGTGCAGGTAATGCTGAAACTCAAGATACAGTTTCATTCGGTGCAACCACTGCGGCCGTTGGTGATAATGTACAGGCTCTGTTTGAAATTGTTTCGGATGTGATTACAGCGGATAGCTTGAGAGAATTACCAGCGGTAACAAATATTGATGCTGCAGGTGTAAATGCTACAGGCTACGATTTGGAATTCCAAAATGCATATAACACAATCAATAATGATCTTAAGTCTAAAATTCAAGCTGACATTGTTCCATTCCTAAATGAAAAATATAACTTCCTAGAGTATGATGAAGATAAATGTCGGAGAGACACTGGTTACATTGTTGATGCTATCTCACACGATATTCAATATGGTGGTAATGCGGCAATTCATGGCTGTGCTGAAATTTACTTTAAAAATGCAGTTAATGTTTTGGATAGAGATCAAAGAGAACCTACAAGAAGAGCATTTGCTCATCTCGGTGAGGTAATTGAAAAACTGATTAAACGTGAAACAGTTACTCCATCTGGTAAAAATACATTGGTTCCTGATCTTATGGGTCTGCCTGGTGCAAACCCTGCAAAACCTGAGATTGCAACCGAAGCTAGAGATTTGGCTTGGATTATTTCCTCAATCGCTGATGATGAAGATCCATCTAATATCCCACAAAGAATTGATCCTATTATTACTTGGGTTGATGATCACTTTGTTGCTTCAAAAGATCTTATTGAGGACAATACAGTCACTCTTGTAGAAAATATGATTTCATATATCTCAACTGAATACAATGGCTTGAGTTTCCCAAGAGATAAATGTCGCAGAGATATGGGTTATCTTGTTGATGCGGTTTCACATGATATTAACTATCAGACAAACCATGCTTCAAGAATATCTGCTCAAATTTACTTTGAAAACGGAATTAGTGTTTTACCTGTTGATACAAGAATACAAACAGCAGATGTTTATCTTGAAATGGGTAATCTTATGTCTGATATTGTTCTTGAGGCTAATACTGGCGCAGGCCAAGACTTTACTTATGAACCATCAGATGGTGCTACTGCACTTGAAGTTAAAAATCTTATCGGAATAGTTGAGGACGTAATTAGAGCAGACAGTACTGCGGTAATTCCTGAACTTGTTGAACCTGATCTTTCATGGGTCGAGGCAAGTAAAATATGGGCAGCAGACGCTATTGACAATAATAAAGATATGTTGGCTGATGATGTTCAAGAATGGCTCAGAGAAGAGTTTACGGTTCTTGATTATAATAAAGCTAAGTGTCGCAGAGATGTTCAACAGTACATCATCCCTGCATTCAGCTTTGACCTTAACTATGGCGGTAATGCAGCTACAAGATGGAATGCAGATTTCTACTACTGGAATAACATTTTAAGACTTCCTGAGAATCAAAGAATTCCAACTGCAAAAGCATATCGTCAGCTTGGTGAAATTTGTGAAGCCATTGTTTTAGGTAAAGACCCAGAAGCGGTGGTGGTTGAAGAAGTTGCAAGTTCAGTCGAAGGAACTAAGGTCAAATATCTTGCTAATATCTTGTATGAAACACTCCTAAATAATGATACTAAGAGATTACCGGCACTTGATTTACCTGATTTTGATTATGCAGCCGATGGTGTTCATAAGTTCTCAAGAGACATTTTGGTTGCAAAGAGAAGAGTATTGCAGTCAGAGATTGTAAGATTTGTAAATTCAGAATATAATTTCATAGATATAAATCTAACAAGACGTGATTCTCTAAACTTGTTATATACTATTGCTAATGATTTCAGATTCATTAATACAGCAATTACTAGTGCACCAGGCTATGGTGGAATTGAAGGTAAAGGTTCGTCTAAAGCTACAAGAACATTTGTTGCTTCATTCTTTAATTATGACGGTACTCATGTATTCCCTGTATTTAATCCAACAACGAGAGGATTGAACTTTAAGGGCACCACTACTGATATAAATAATGTTGATACTAATGAAACTAAGAGGAATGATGCTTACATAGTACCAACAGATAACAACACAAACAGATATTCAGGAACAGTATATTATTGGAACGGAACAATCTGGGTTAATGATGGTGCTAACAATGATCAACTCTTATATGCATTTTATAAATCATGGGAAAAAATGAGAGATTATATTACAACTAATTTGAATGGGGGAGCGGACGAAAACACAATGATTAATGGCCTGTTTAATGATATTATACTTGGAAATGTTTTAAGACCTAACACATTGCAATTCGGTTCGTTGGTTGAATCTATTGCCCACCAGTTTAACGGTGCATCCGCTGGTGTAAATAGAACGGCATTGCCTCTAAACTTTAGAAACATTGGTCTTCCGATTTCGGCCTTGGCTTCTGTTCTCTCTGAAGATGGTGGTAGAGTTCGTTGGTCAGGTGCTGACGAATTGAACAACCAATACTTCGCTAGAGGATTGAGGATTAATGGTAGAACAGGGCGAATTGAAGGTAGGCCGTTTACATCATCAGTAAGAAAACTCGCAAGAAGAGCATCCAACAGTAGGGCGATCGTATAATGACTATTACAACTATTACAACAACACAGGCACCGGACGCCAAACCGGTATATGTGAACAAAACGTTGACCACAAACTGGCAAATACTTATCGATGTTCCTAACTACGAGGTTCCAGAACTTGTGTTTGGTGGATCTACGACTGTCGAGCCTGGAGTTGGTGAAGTTATCTCACCACTCATTCTCTGCAACACAACTGCAAATACTGCATATGTTGATCTTAAGGCATATAGATATGTCGAAAACGATTCATGGTACATTTTAAGAAATTTACCAGTTCCTTCATATGATACAATTCCTATTCCTATCAACGGACAATTCTTTAAATCCGGTGATACATTGGAGATAAAAGCAGATAAAAACCTACACGTAGATTGTACTCTATCATTCACCCTTGGCCAATCGGAAGAGGATGATGTCTGATGGCAAGCAGATTTAAGTCACTACGAGGAAGATCACAAACGCTTGGGCATGGAATACCCCAGGCGTTTCCTATCAATTTAGATCCGGTACCCTTTGAAGGTGCTATCGTTTATGCAGAAAATGGAGATTTAAAATACTCCAACGGAACTGCATGGGTGGATCTTGGGGCAGGGCCGCAAGGTACCACAGGTATACAAGGTAATGACGGCAACCAAGGTGTTCAGGGCGATTATGGCCCTGGTTTTACTATTATAGGGTCTGTTCCTGATGTTGATGCTGGTGGTGATCCACAAGCGACTTTAAATACTGCTTTCCCATCTGCTAATCTTGGCGAAGGTGTTATTGACCAAGCAGATGATGAACTTTGGATTTATGACGGAAGTACTTGGGTTAACATTGGTAGCTTTAGAGGTGTTCAAGGTTTCCAAGGTGTACAAGGTGTTCAAGGCAATCAAGGTACAATTGGTGAAGAAGGTATCCAAGGCTCACGAGGTTATCGTGGTAACCAAGGTGTGCAAGGTCTCCAGGGAGTACAAGGCAACCAAGGTGTCAGAGGTAACCAAGGTGTGCAAGGTATCCAAGGTGTTCAATCAACACAGGGTATTCAAGGTTCATTAGGTTTTCAAGGTGTCCAAGGAGTTCAGGGAGTACAAGGTGTCCAAGGTGATACTGGTATTCAAGGCTATGATGGCACTCAAGGAATTCAAGGAGTCGTCGGTCAATACGGTGGCGTAAGCTTAAGATATACATATAATCAGACAGATATTACAAATACAGACCCAGGCGCTGGAATCATTAAAGGTAGCGACGGTGTATTTGGCGATTCAACACAACTCTATATTGATGTTGAAGATGCAGATGGTGTTAACGTACACGGACTGCTACAAGAATTTTACGAGTCATCCAATCCAAATAGTAAAGGCTATTTAAAGATTGCTGATGCAACAAACGTATATAATTATTTTGTATACGAAATAGTAAGTGGTTCTCTTACAGGTACTTCCTCAGCAGGTTATCACGTACTTAATGTTACAACAAACATCGGCGCAGCCGCATCACTTGCCAATGGTACTGACGTACGAATTTCGTTTATCAGAACTGGCGACCAAGGTATTCAAGGTGTCCAAGGTGATACTGGTATTCAAGGTTTCGATGGTATTCAAGGACCACAAGGTGTTCAAGGTGTTCAAGGCAATACTGGTATTCAGGGCTTTGATGGTTTCCAAGGTATCCAGGGACATACAGGTTATAACGGTGGTCTAACATTTACTTGGATTTGGAATTCTTCAACTAGTGAAGGTTTCCCAGGATTAAATAGTTGGTTACTTAACAATACTAATGTTACAACAGCTGATAAACTCTACATTGATGATCTTACAGAAACTGGTAGAAGAGTCGATGGTCTATTTGATTATCTTGATTCAATTGCTGGTAATCCTGCAAAAGGTCAAATTTTTGTAAGAACATTAAAAGATCAATCTACTGATGATTACGAATTTGTAATCTATAACATTCTTGACTGGACATGGAGTCCAACCGGAACTGGTAAGGACTGGGGTCATTTTGATGTTCAATGGGTTGCAAGTTCGCTATTAGGTGGAACAGACGCTTCTCCAGGAACTAACTGGAACACTGGTGCTGCTAATGTATATGGTAATAGCACTATTATTAACTTTATCCCTGCTGGTACATTAGGTCCGCAAGGGGTTCAAGGTGATACAGGTGTCCAAGGTTTCACTGGTAACCAGGGTGTCCAAGGCTTTCAAGGTTCTCAGGGTACTCAGGGTTTCCAAGGTAACCGAGGCATCCAAGGTGTTCAAGGTATCCAGGGTGATACTGGTGTCCAGGGTGTTCAAGGTATCCAAGGTACACAAGGCCTTAGAGGCTATACTGGCGCCTACGGTGGGATGACCTTTGAATATAACTTCCTATCTGATACTGCGGTTTCAGATCCATTAGCTGGTAATCTTAAATTTGATAATGCAGTACTTGCCACTGCGGCAAATATGCGGATATCAGATGAGGATGCAACCGGAAATGATTTGGATGCATTTTTAAGAACCATTGATGATTCCACAAGTGGAGTCAAAGGTTACTTTAAAGTTATTTCGGTAGTAGATCCTTCAATCTTTGTGATTTACCAAATTGATAGCTTGTCAGAAGTACCAACATATTTTACTGTTGGATGTACATTTATTGCTGGTAACGGAACATCGGCATACTTTACAACCAATCCTGAAGTAGTAGTTACATTTACAAGAACTGGTGACCAAGGAACACAAGGCGTACAAGGCGTACAGGCAACACAAGGCATACAAGGTACTCAGGGATTCCAGGGTGCTCAAGGACCTCAATCTGTACAAGGTATACAGGGTGCTCAAGGTGATCTTGGTTTCCAAGGTTTACAAGGTGTTCAAGGTGTCCAATCAGCACAGGGTGTTCAAGGTAATACTGGTGTGCAGGGTAACCAAGGGGTCCAAGGTGACTTTGGCCCACAAGGTTTCCAAGGAACACAAGGAACACAAGGCTTCCAGGGGTTCCAAGGTCTTGAAGGCAACAGAACATATCAGGTTGTTAATGATGGAAGTTCTGCATGGGAAATTGATGGTGTAACCAACAATCCAACATTACGGCTTTTAAGAGGCTTTACATATGTCTTTAATGTAAATGCTTCGGGCCACCCATTCTACATTAAAACAGATCCAGGTACAGGTACAGGTGACCAGTACAACAATGGTGTTACCAATAACGGTGCGCAGGTAGGACAAATATTCTTTAAAGTTCCTGGTGACGCACCTGACACATTATATTATCAATGTCAGTTCCATGGCACAATGGTTGGCCAAATGGATATTTCTGATCTTGGTCCTCAAGGTGTTCAGGGTGTTCAGGGTGTTCAAGGTGACTTAGGTCCTCAAGGACCTTCAGGTAGCTTTGGTGGTGTATCATTTGACTATACATTCTCTTCAAGTACTGCTGTAGGCGATCCGGGTGTTGGTAAATTAAGATTTAATAACTCTACATGGTCCTCAGCTTCATTGTTGGTAATGAACGAAAGAGATGATAACTTTACCTCTATTGAATCTTATCTTAGAACAATTGATGATTCTACCTCTACTATTAAAGGTCACTGGAAACTAACTGAAGGTGCAAACCCACAAAACTTTGCACTTGGTACAATTTCCGCTTCAACTGAGGTTGGTTCATACCACGTAATTGATATTACATATTTAAGTGGCTCAATCACATCACTACCAGATGGAACAGATGTAAGAATTACATTTGCTAGAACTGGTGATATTGGTGACCGAGGTGTTCAAGGCCCACAAGGTACACAATCAGTACAGGGTTTACAAGGACCTCCTGGTGAAGGTACTCAAGGTATCCAAGGCCCGCAAGGTATTCAAGGCGGCGGTGGTGTTCAGGGTGTCCAAGGTTTTGTTGGGGATCCAGGAGTACAAGGTGTACAAGGTGTCCAGGGTGTTCAAGGTGTTCAAGGTATTGTCGGCGAAGGCCTTCAAGGCATACAAGGTGTGCAAGGAACTCAAGGTCTCCAAGGTGAGGCTGGTGACGGTGTTACAGGTCTCCAAGGTCTCCAAGGTAGCGAGGGTCAACCTGGTATCCAAGGTCCACAAGGCATCCAAGGTGTTCAAGGTGATCTTGGTATCCAAGGTTTCCAAGGTAATGACGGTGGTGCTGGGTTAGGCGCTCAAGGTGTCCAGGGTGCTCAAGGTTTCCAAGGATCTGATGGTGCTCAAGGTAATGAAGGCTTCCAAGGTAATGACGGTAACCAAGGTATACAGGGTGTACAAGGTGGCTTTGGTACTGGTTCGGATGGTTTCCAAGGTACTCAAGGTACACAAGGTTTCCAAGGCTTGATCGGTGAGGAAGGTCCTGAAGGCAATGGTACTCAAGGTCTCCAAGGTTTCCAAGGTACTCAAGGTGTTCCTGGATTTGGTGATCCTGGTGTTCAGGGTTTCCAAGGTTTCCAAGGTATTACTGGTTTCCAGGGTGGGAACGGTGCCGGTGATCCAGGGACTCAAGGTATTCAAGGTGTTCAAGGTGTTCAAGGTGTTCAAGGTATCGAAGGTGACCAGGCAATTCAAGGTACTCAAGGACCACAAGGTGTCCAGGGTCGAATGGGTGTCCAAGGTCTTACCGGTAATGACGGTGGCGGAACCCAAGGTATCCAAGGGATGCAAGGTTGGCAAGGTGTCCAAGGTGAAGAGGGTACTGTTGGCAGTGGCGTTCAAGGTGTCCAAGGTAATGACGGTATTCAGGGTATTCAAGGTTATACCGGTGGAGGCATTGATGGCTTCCAGGGTATGCAAGGTATGCAAGGTGAAGCAGGTGAAAATGCTCTTGTATCTGAGGATGGTGCTCAAGGTCTTACTGGTTTCCAAGGTATTCAAGGTCTTACTGGCATACAAGGTGTGCAAGGTATTACCGGTATACAAGGTGCACAAGGTATTCAAGGTACTGTTGGTGTTGATGGTGAAGGCCTTCAAGGTCTACAAGGTGAGGCTGGTCTACAAGGTTATGACGGTTTCCAAGGTGTGCAGGGTGCTGATGGATCTGCTAACGCAATCTTTGTTACTAATATCCATGATCAGACAGTTGCCGTTCAGTCAACCAACATGTTTATTCCATTCTTTGATGGAACAGCGGCAAATCCGAGAGACTTGTATGCAACCATTGGTCCAAACCCAGGTAGTGATTCAAACTTCTATTATCAATCCTCGGTTGATGAATTAAATGTTGAGAACATACATACTTATGATAAGATTACAGTTGATGGTAGTGTCGATATTGATAGTTCTACCGCAACCATAAATTTAGTTGATAATGCTAAATTGTTCTTTGGAACCGGTGACGACTTTGAAATGTATTTTGACGGCACCGATATGAATGCTGCCTTTAATAACTCAAACTTCACAATGAACTTTAGAAATACAGCAGATACTGTTACTGCATCTCTAAGCGGTGAAGGTAATCTTGTAGTTAATGATATTACAGTAAATGGTACGGTAACTGGTATTGATTCCGGCCCATCTGGTGGGTTTGATATATCTGTTGAGGATGAAAATTACTGGACAATTTCAGCTGGATCGATGACCTTTACAACTGTATCCGCTGTCAGCGGCCTGGCTCCTACTGACACGGTTCCGACAGGAACTCCTATTGTCACCATGAATGGCTCCGGTACTGGTGCAAGATCCCTTGAATATACTATTCCAGTTAATTTTGTCGGTTCTGATAAGCTTGTATTCTGGAGTAATAAAGGTGGTGGTGGATGGGGCGACTCCCCTGAAGCAGGTGAAGATCTTAAGCTTTATGCAAAAAATACAGGAGATGCAAGCTGGATTGATCTTGGTGTTATTTCTGGCGTTGCTGATGTTTCAAACGTATGGTATAAGAAAGAACTTGAAATAGCAACGTTGCAAACGATTGCAAGTACTGCTGTCATTTTTGATTCACCAGCTGGTGTTGAAATTAAAATTCAACAGGATAACGCTTCAGGTGATAATTTTGATAATTGGGCATTTACAAGCTTCACTGTTGCTCCTGCTGGAGGCGGTGGTGGTCTTGATCCTGCAACGGCAATTCAACTTAATGATAATGTTAATTTAGAACTAGGTACTGGTTCAGATTATGACTTATTCTTTGATGGTTCACATCTTAACTTTGACACAGCAAACGATAGCTACGATATTAAATTCGGTGTCGCTGGTTCTGCCAAGTTTACCATGAATATGGGTACTGGTGACTTTACCGCAACTGGTGACATTATTTCTGAATCTGATGCTAGAGTTAAGGAAAATGTACAAACCATCGAAAATGCGCTTGACAAGGTTAACGCAATGAGAGGTGTAACATTTACCAAGATTAACAGTGATGACGGAAGAACTCATGCCGGTGTAATTGCTCAAGAGGTTGAAGCGGTTTTACCAGAGGTTGTCTCCGAAAAAGATGATGGAATGAAATCAGTTGCCTATGGTAATATGGTAGGACTTCTGATTGAAGCTATTAAGGAACTCAAAGGGGAAGTTGAGGATTTGAAATCAGAATAATTCAAATGTTCATCCTATAATATAGTACATGGAAGGGCATCTTTTTGATGCCCTTTTGTTTATAAATATAAGAAAAAAAGAGATTTAAAAAATGGCATCGAGAGCAAATGTTTATATAGATCAGAGTTCGGATTTCCGTATCGTTATTGAATTGGATGACGAAGACGGAGATAACCTGCCGATTGCCTCTTATACATTTTATTCGACAATAAGAAAAATGTATTCGTCCACAAAGGTCGCAGATTTTACAATCGAAAAAGATACTGTTAACGCTACGATTACCTTAATTTTATCCGATGAAGTAACTGGCTCTATGAAACCAGGCAAATATCAGTATGATGTATTAATGAAAAAGACTTCTGGTGAAATGGTTAAAGTGGTTGAGGGACTTGCGTTTGTGATTGAAACAATAACAAATCCAAACGACTTATCATCTGGGTCAATTATCGGTGGCGATGCTAACGGCATCACCGATGGAGATAATTTGGATGGTGGGCAGTATTAATATAAGGATAAAAACATGGTTGATATAACAATCCAACATAAAAGAAGTGCTCAGGCTGGCAAAGCACCAACTACCGCTCAACTTGAATTAGGTGAAATCGCTCTTAATACAAGAGACGGTGAGCTTTATATGAAAAAAGATGTTGATGGTGTTGAATCAGTAGTCAAATTATTATCTTCTCTTTCCGGAGCACAGACAGATTTTATTGATGTTTTAAACAAACCTACAACAATAGCTGGTTATGGAATCACAGATGCATTTGACGGCGATTATGATAATCTTACTGATAAACCAGATTTAACATTATATCAGCTAATCGAAAATGCATTCAATGGTGATTATAATAATCTTTATAATGCACCAAATTTATTTGACGGTCAATTTACTAGTCTTATAGGTTTACCGACCACTATTGCAGGGTATGGAATTACTGATGCATTCAGTGGAGATTATAGTGATCTTGCTAATACTCCATTTATTCCTGTTGATCTTACAGATTTAACTGACACATCTGGTATTTTGGTTCCATTCAGTGGATCATATAATGACCTAACGGACACACCTTTTATACCTGTAGCATTAAGTGATATATCAAATGTAGCAAATACCGCGCCACAGGTCGGTGAGGTTTTAAAATGGAGTGGATCTAGCTGGGGGCCAGGTGTTGATACTGGTGACACAAACGCGGATACATTAGATGGTCAACATGGTGCTTACTATGTGGATTGGGCAAATGCCAATAACACACCAACGACACTTGCAGGCTATGGTATTACAGATGCATTACCAGCAGGAACTACTACTCTTACAGATATACAAATTTCTGAAGGTAGTGCTGATCAAGTTCTTGGGACCAACGGTGCTGGAACATATTCATTTGTGAATGGTATTAAGTCAATCACAGTATCCAATGCCGCTGCTGGTACATCATCACTTACATATGATTCTGCCAATGGGGTGTTTACATTTACTCCTGCAGATTTATCTAGCTATCTCACAAGCTATACAGAAACAAGCACATTAGATAATGTTATATCCAGAGGAAATACCACAACCACAACCGCTGTTATTCCGTTTGAATATGGGTCGCAACTTGCTTTCCCTAGTGCAAATACCTATAATGGTGCTGTAGCAATAAGTGATGCGGACCAGGAGGTATTTTTCTCCAATGGTGGTAGTTGGTTACCACTTCAAAAAAGATTCAATGAGGATTCCAGAATTGTCGGAAAGAGTACAACCTTTTCTGCTGGTATCACTACAACATCTGGTAGTTATCTAAGAGGTGAGGCTGTCGCGGGCGATAATGGACTCGGACCTAATATACAAACTAGTTTAACAGTTTCAGAAGGGTTTACTCGGATTAAAGTTGAATTGGATGCATCAATCGCAAACGTGACAAACAACGCGTCTGAAATAGTTGTTGTTTTGGAACGAAATATTAACGGGCAAAATCCTACTGATTTAAAACAGTTTGTGTTCCCACCATCTAGCACATATTATGGTTCTCAACACTTTTTGTTTGTTGATACACACGGCGGTAATGCCGGAGATATTGTTGCATATAAACTTAGGGTAGATATGAGTGCTTATAGCAACGAATCCGCTCGGATGCAATTTGGAATTTGTGGCGATACAATGTACATTAAGGAGATGGCATAATAGATCAGGTGTATAAATAATTTAATTAAACACAATTTTTAGAGACGGATCATCAAATGAGTATTAAGGTTAAAGTTGGCGGCTCGAGATCTATACGGGCTACACCAAAACAGGATACTACAAGATCTATTGTTGCACAGGGTCAATCAAAACCTGTAATCACACCTGATTCAGTTACCCTTGGTGTCGATACTGTAGGAAGCTATATTAGAGATCTCGAAGCTGGTCGAGGTATCACAGTATCTGGTAATACCGGTATTGAGTCTGCAAACGTAGTAATCCACCACGCCAATACTACTACAGCCGTTAGCACAGTTAATGACCCACTTGATTTTATTACAAATATTGATATAGATCAATTTGGTCATATTACTCAATTTGATAATAGCACCTTTTGGTCATATCACTTCGAGGTCCAGTCAGGACCCAACGGCAACATAATCAGATCAAAAGATTTTACTATTGGTAATACATCCATTGCCGCAGGTGAATCATCAAATGTTCTTTTAGGACTAGATACTTTTGAAGTTGGCAAACTTACATTTACTCAAAATCGTATTACAAGTTCACAAGATATCTCATTAAGCCCAAGAATTGGTGGTGTGGTAGATGTAAACAACCACAGAATATCCAATATCTATGATCCGGAAAATGCACAGGATGCAGTAAATAGACGGTATTTAGATAATACGATTGATGATCTAACAATCAGTTTCAGAGTACTAGATGATCCGGTCGATCCAACAGATCCAGCTAACAAAAGATATGTAGACTTAGTTCAAGAAGATATATTTGAAAAAATTGTTGTTATAGCTGCCACGACTGGTGATCTGGGCGCAACATATGCTGAAAATCCATTTGATGCGGTAGCAAATACAAATGTTTCATCAACTCTTACAATTCCAAGATCTCTTATTTTAGATATCGATGGGGTAACTAATTGGAGTCTTGGTGATGGTCTTCTTGTAAAAAATCAAACCAATCCAATAGAAAACGGCCGTTATGAATTAATTCAGGTTGGTGATGGTATTTCTGATTGGATTTTCCAAAGACCAATTTATACAGATGAAACAAAAGAAATTGCTGGATTCCCTGTATTCGTAACTGATGGTAGTACATATGGACAAACCGGTTGGGTTGCCACCGTTGCAGATGCAGAGACATTTGAATTAGATTCTGATGGTATTATTTACTCACAATTCCAAGGTACCGGTACATTTACGGCCGGTAGAGGTCTTACCTTAACTGGTTCATTAGGAACCGAATTTGAGGTAGACTACACTCAAACATTTGATAATATTATTGGTAAAGACGATAGTCTTATTATAACATCAAATGTCGTTGATGTCAACAGTGCAGGTGGATTAATTTTGCCTGTTGGTACTACTAATGATAGGCCAACTGCTGAACAAGGTATGATCCGATATAATACCACTGATAATCAATTTGAAGGTTATAAAGGTACTGCATGGGCAGGTCTTGGTGGTGTTATTGATGTTGACCAAGATACAAAAATTATTGCTGAAAGTGGTGCTGGTACTGATAACGACCAATTAGATTTTTTCAACTCTGGAAATCAAACATTAAGATTAGATGCAGACGGTGATTTTAAATTTGGTGATGGCTTAAATAAGTTTACAATTGATTGGGCTACCGGTGATACAAATATTGGTGGTACTCTTTCAATCGGTGGAGGCATTGGAGGCTCAGGACTTTCAGCTGGAAACCTAACAGAAAATAGAGTTATCTTTGTTGGTTCTGGTGGATCACTTATAGATAGCAACACATTGCGGTTTGATGGATCTACACTTACAGTTGACGGCGACACCGACATTACTGGTAATCTTACCCTCGGTGGAAATATTACAATTGGTGATGCCAATGTTGATACAATCGAAGTCGTTGCCGACTTTACAAGTAATCTAGTTCCTAATGCTGATTTAACTTATAATCTTGGTGCAATCGGTAAACAATGGAATAGAATCTTTACACCTGAGATTAAGAGTGATTCCGAAGTTGTTTCCATTGGTACTATTGGTGCATTAAAACTTCCTGTTGGTGCAGTTGGTGATAGACCTTCAGCCGAAACAGGCATGATCCGATATAATACTACTGACAGTAGATTTGAAGGGTATGATGGAAATATTTGGGCCGGCCTTGCAGGGTCCGTCATTGATGTAGATCAAGATACAAAGATTGTTGCAGAATCAAGTCCCAATGCCGACAACGATCAATTGGATTTCTTTACCGCTGGTGTACAAAGAGCACGGATTGATTCATCAGGTGATGTACGATTTGGTAATGGTTTAAATAAGGTCATAATTAATTATAACACCGGTGAGCTAAATGTCAACACAAAAATAACGTCTAATGCAGATTTATTTTTGGAAGCAAATGGTGCGGTTAATGCATCAGGAACAAAGATCACCAATGTTGCTAATCCTACATCTAATACCGATGTTGTAACATTTGACTATTTGGAAAATGGTGACTTTACCAGAACATTAGATATTCTGGAAGGATCCAATACTTATAATATGACCCTATTGGAAAATGATCCAACATTTCAGATTGGTCTTGGGCTTAATGCAGAATTTGTAAATAACGCACTCCTAATCCAACTGGCACCGTCTGGTGTTTCCTCCGGTAGATATGGTAATGATGGCTATACACCTAGATTTACAGTAGATGGTTTTGGTAGAATCATTGATGCTACTGAGGTCCCATTTGTATTACAATCAAATGCGATTGTGGAATTTGAAGAAGCTTCACAAGATATTACAGCCTCTCAGTTCAGATTTGGTACTCATCAGGGTATTTCATATACATATGAAGATGCATCCGCCAACGGTGTTATCAATTCAACTATTGATGATTTTGTAATTAATGTAACTGGAGATATGGTAGGATCAAATACCGTACTCAGTGTTTCCGACGTAACAATTCCATTAACCGCTAATTTTAACTTTGTAAATGATGTACAGGGTGAAGCTAACGGTTCAATTGTGGTATTTCATAGTCAAGGTGTAGGCTCTACCGCCACGATTATGCACGGTGATACATCTGTAATGGGTGATACGGGTTTTGTAAATGGGACCGTGATCCAAAATTTAACATTTGATGATTACGGCCATGTTCAGACCGCAGCAGCAATAAACCTAGATGCAAGATATCTTTCATTAGCTGGTGGTGTTTTAACAGGTAATATTTCAGCACCTAGATTCATTGATTCAAATAATCCAAACTATTACATGGATCCGCATAGTGAATCCAGAGTTAATAGAATGCATTTCGGTTACGGTGGGTCAACCACTCAGCTATCGTTTACAGATGGCTCAGGTACTGTATCAACAATGTATGCTGCCGGCGGTAGGGTTGGGTTCCTTAATAACTCGTTTAACTACACAGCATATGCAGAACGTGCAACCAGTAATTGGGTTGTTCCGGATGGTGATGTGGAAGCAAAACGTTTTGTTGACATTGATGATATTTCATATTTCCTACACCCTGCTGGAACTGATTCACTTCTAAATGAACTAGAAATAGATAATAGTTTAACTGTAGGAACAACTATTGATGCTGGCACTAGTGTGCAAGTTAATAGTAATTTAACACTTACGACTAATGAAATTGCCACGGTTGGTGAAAGCGATTTAAGTTTAAATCCAGCTTCCAATGTAGTGGATGTTAATTCAAGTCTTATTTCAAATCTTTTATCACCTGTAGCAGGTACTGATGCTGCAAACAAGGCCTATGTTGATGCTACTGCTCAAGGTTTACGCGTAATACCATCTGCTCTGGCGGCAACGACTACTGATTTAGGTGGTACTTTTGATGGTGATTTAAGAACAATAACTGGCCCAACCAATACACCTTTTGCATTGGACGGTGTAACTAATTGGGAAATTGGTGACCGGGTACTTGTAAAGGATCAAACAGATCCGATTCAAAATGGTGCATATGTTCTTACTCAGGACGGTAATGCAGTAGATCCTGCAAGGCCTTGGATATTAACCAGAGGTGAGTACTTCAACGAGAGTGATGAAATTCCTGGATCGTTTGTATTTGTAACTGACGGCACGGTTAATAATGGAACAGGTTGGGTAGCACAGGTAGACGATGCTGAACTCTTTACACTTAATAGTGATGATATTAATTGGTATCAGTTCTCAGGTGCCGGAACATATACTGCAGGTTATGGTTTAAGCATTACCGGAACCGAATTTAGAGTAACAAATCCTTTTATTAACTTTGGATCTGATGCTGGAGTTGCTGATGAAGTTAGATTAGGTGAAACTCTAACACTCGTTGGTGGTGAAGGGATTGACACAAGTCATGCTAATAATGAAATAACAATTTCTGCAGAATTAGCAAGTACAACAAATATTGGTGCCGCCGCATTTTCTGCCGCTAACTTTAATGTGAGCGCAGGTGTGGTGACAGTTTCTCAAATTAACGGTGGTGCTTTTTAAACCTAAATAATATGTGGTTTAATAGAAAGAATAAAAACATATGACAACGCTTATCAAACTCAGACAGACTAATACACCCGGCCGTGTCCCCACGACTGGGCAATTAGAGTTTGGTGAAGCCGCTCTTAATACTGCTGACGGCAAACTTTTCATTAAAAAAGCAGAATTTGCAAACACATCTAGTTTTGCGGTTTCATTTTTAAATTCAGGTGGTTCAGATTGGATCGTACAGGGTACTGATAGAACAGGCCCTATTGTAAGCCTTGATGGGAATATTTCCATTCAGGCTGGTGATACTCTCACTATTACTAATAACGCATCTGGCCATCCTTTATATTTAAAAACTGTCGCTGGCACAGGAACTGATGATCAGATTTTTAATGCCATTGGACAGGGTGCTCAAGGTGGATCAGATGTTGTATGGATTCCAAATCCAGATCAGGTAGGGACCTATTATTATCAATGTTCCGTTCATTCTGGTATGGTTGGAACTATTACTGTTTCATCAGGGACTGTAACAGAATCAATCGTAGAATTTTCTGCTGACCCACAAGACATTTTAAATTTAATTAAGACTGTTGATGGTGCTAATTCAGGATTGGATTCAGATCTTTTAGACGGTCAATCTGGTGAATATTATTTAGATTATAATAATTTTACAAACGTACCACCGGCCACTTTAGATCTTACACTTAATGGTAAGGTCACTGGTAATGCATTCTCTAATACAGGCGTAATGACATTAACCACTGAGCTTGCAAATACTGGCGTGACTGCTGGGACCTATGGATCTGCATCTCTTGTTCCTATTCTTACGATTGATGAAGATGGTAGAATTACAGTTGCAAATACTACATCGGTTGCTGGGGTATCAGCTACAAATTGGTATGTCGCTAATAATACTTTTGTAATTCAGACAGCAGATGGTGGTGTATTTAAAACACCAATAGATGAGTTCACAAACCTCACTGTAAATGGTGATATTACAGTCACTGGAACAGTTGATGGTAGAGATATTGCTGCTGACGGTATTATACTTGATGGGCTTGCATCGGCAACAACCACTGTTAATCTTTCTGGTAAAGTTACAGGATCTGCGGTTTCAAATAATGGTGTTATTGATATCACCACTGAGCTTGCAAATACTGGTGTAATCGCCGGGACATATGGTTCTGCATCACAGATTCCTATTATAACAGTTGATGAAGATGGTCGTGTAACGCTATTATCAAATACTGCTGTTGCCGGTGTGGAAAGTTTTACATGGGAAACTGCAAATAATACATTACGACTTGAAACTGGTGATGGAACAGTACGATTTGTAAATGTAGATAATTTTACAAACCTAACAGTTAATGGTGATATTATAGTCACCGGCGATGTAGACGGTAGAGACATTTCGGTTGATGGTGCCAAACTTGATTTAATTGAAGATGGCGCAACTGCGGATCAAACTGCTACTGAAATTTTAAATGCACTTAAAACGGTAGATGGTCCAGGTTCTGGATTGAATGCTGATTTGTTGGATGGTGCCAACGGTGACTATTATCTTGAATATTCAAATTTCACGAATGTTCCAGATGCTACTTTTGTTTTAAATCAAATTAAAACTGTAGACGGTACTGGGTCAGGACTTGATGCTGATTTGTTGGATGGCCTACATGCATCAGAAATTTTATCACAGGCAGCAAATAGCGCTGCATCTCAAATTGGTGACGGCAGCATTCAAATTGTCGCAGGTGACGCACTCATTGGTGGCGGCACATTTACTACCAACCAGTTTACAAATCAAGTAATTACCATTAACCATGAAGATGTTTCTGCTCAAGCAAATGTTGATAATGCAGATGGTAGTGTTTTACAGGATATTAATTTTGATACATTTGGCCACGTTGTCGGTGTGTCGTCTATTGATCTTGATACTCGTTATTACACGGAAACAGAACTTGACAATGGTCAATTAGACAATAGGTATTATACAGAAACGGAAAGTGATGGTCGGTTTGCCTTCCAAACAATTACCATTACTGGGGCAAATGGTCTCACTGGTGGTGGTGATTTAAGTGCAAGCAGAACCATAAGTCATGCTGATACTTCATCACAAGCAAATGTTGTGTTTGCAAATACTTCCTTGGCACCAGAATTTATTGAATCAGTATCCTTTGATGACTTCGGGCATGTCGTTTCTGTCACCAAAGGTATTAGAAATTATTTAGATCAAGCAACCGCAGATGCCAGATATGTAAATGTAACCGGCGATACAATGACTGGTGATCTTGAAGTCCAGGCAGATATTATTCAGGACTATGCAAGACTTATTACATTAACTGCAAGTTCATCATCCGTCTTTCCTGCTCTAATTTTACAATGGACCGGCTCGGATTATTCATCCGGAGAATTGACCATCACCGCCACAACAAGTTTAGGTACTCAGATATCTAAAATGCTTATAGTTCATGATGGGACTACAGCATACGCAACGGAATTTGGTAATATTTCAACCACCGCAAATGATCTGGCGTCGTTCGATGTTGGATTGGGTTCTGGCAATGTAAATGTAGTAGCAGTAAATGCATCTGCAACGCCCACGACATATAAGATTTTTGCTCGCCTTGTTGAATAATAATAAATAAACTAAAATAATTGGTTAATTAAAGCCTAACTGGGGAGAGTGAACCGAATGGCTAATGATAAGAAATTCATAGTAAAAAATGGTCTTCTGACGCAAGAAAGTGTTGTTATTGGCTCGACCACATACAACACATCAGATATACTTCAAGTAACTGGAAATACAAATATTGATGGAACTCTTTCCATTGAAGGTTCAGCCACAACATTAAATATTCAAAATTTAAGTGCTGATATTTTTAGTGTCTACAATTCACAACAGAATAATGGAATTATTTTTCACCCTAGTTCAGATGGGTTAGAATTCCAATATAATAATGCCACACAATTTGAAATTACGTCCACCGGGCCCGATTTTAAAATAGGACCCACAGTCAACGGAAGCGTAATTTGGTACGCAGATAATGATGGGACCGGTTCTGGTCTTGATGCGGATTTACTCGATGGGATTGATTCACTCCAATTCCTTCGCAGTGATGAAGATGACACATTCGACGGTAACCTTATCATTACTGGTAACCTGACTGTATCAGGTACTACCACATATGTCGATACAGAAACTATTCTCCTTTCAGATAATATTATCACTCTTAATGCAGATTATACAGGCAGTTCACCAACAGAAAATGCTGGTATTGAAATCGAGCGCGGTACCCTTGGAACTCCACAAATTTTATGGGACGAGGGTAGTGATTATTGGAAACTAATCAGTGGCACAGAAACAGATCTTGGTCGTATCATTACAACTGCAGACGAAGGTTCCGGTAATGGTTTTGATGCTGATACAGTTGATGGCTTAGAAGCGGCACAATTCTTACGTTCAGATGTAGACGATACTGCAAATGGTAACATTACCATCCTGGGGGATCTGACCATAGGTGATAATGGTGGTCCTGCTCAAATTTATTTAGACGGTGCTGGTTCAAATAGAATTATTTACTCCAATAATGGAGATGTTGGTTTCCTCAATTCGGGTCTTAATTATGCTGCTTATTCGGATCAGTATGATAACTGGATCGTAGGTGCAAATACAAATACCGATGGTGTAAATGCTACAAATAAAGTTATTGCTGGTACAGACGTAGAAGCAGGCCAGGATGTAATTGCCGGGAGAAATGTAAATGCTACTTCTGATGTAATTGCAGGTGATGATGTTATTGCGGGAGATGATATTTCTGCCGGTGGTGAGATAGGTGCAGTAGGAAATATTTCATCCCAAGCTGATGTAATTGGTAAGAGATTTATTGACTTTGACGATAATACATATATCGTAGACCCTGCTAGCAGTTCTGTGTTTAATAACATAGGAATTGATGCTGATTTATCACACAATGGTGATGAAGGTACAAAGATATCATTTACAAATGATGACATTAGTTTTCAAACAAACAGCGTCGAGCGTTTTGGCATAGACAATAATTCTGCAGACTTTACTGTAGACGTATACGCACCAAATCTTTATGTTGATGATTCAATAATTCATAACGGCGATGTTGATACAAAAATTACATTTGATGCTGCGGGTAATATAGTTAATATTGATACCGGCGGCTCAACAAGAATGACAGTCAACAATACTGGAGTTGATGTCTTTGGTAATCTTGATGTAACAGGAACTGCAACTGGAAATATTGTAACCGCTAATACTGAAATGCGGTCTCCTGTCTATTATGACAGTGACAATTTAAACTTCTATGGTGATTTTGCAACAACTTCTAGAATAAATGATATTTCATTGGTCGGTGAAATCTTTCATGACGGTGATACAGATACATATATTGGATTCAGTGCAGCGGATACATTTACCATCACGACTGGTGGGACAAATAGATTTAATGTAACAAATACATATTCTGAATCTGTAACAAATATGCGGGCTCCGGCGTTTGTTGACAGTGATAATTTAAATTATTATGGCGATTTTTCAAGTACATCTGTAATGTCAAGTATTGTTATTGATGATTGGATTTTACACAATAACAATCAAACTACATATTTTGGATTTTCTGCCGATAATACATATAAGTTATTTACAGATAATACTGAACGCTTAAGTATTGATACTGATTCTGCAGATTTTTCTGTAGATGTATATGCACCAAAATTCTATGATTCGGACGATGACACATATTTTCTTGACCCAGCTGGGACCTCCGAATTAAATGCGGCTAATTTTGCCGGCACTGTTACTGGTGTTGATATTACACTTTCAGATGATATCACCGCAAACAATGGTATTTTTAATGGTGATATTTCTGCTGATGATGGAACCTTCACTGGTGATATCACAGCCGTTGGTGGAACTTTTAGTGGCGATGTAAGCGCATTAAATATGTATGCGGGTGTCTATTATGACAACGACGATGCTACCTACTATGGTGACTTTGCATCGTCCTCAAGAATGAGAAGAATTAATCTTGTTGATAAAATTAGACGAGATAGTAATATTGACACATATATTCATTTCCCTGCTACGGATGAATTTGAGGTATTTACTAATAACAATAAACGGTTTAGAGTCACAAACGGCTTCAGTGAATTTACAAATGAACTGAGAGCACCAAAGTTTACAGATTATGATAATAATTCATATTATTTAAATCCGGCAGATACAACCACATCATTGACGGCCGCAGGTAAAGGGCTATTTGGCACTATTACGGACGCGTCAAGATGGGCTGATACTACGGGCAATGGTGGTCTGGCAATTGCTCCTCATGGATCTATTGGCGCAGGACAGAACACAACATTCGCTATGAGTGGCTCAAACGGCGGCTACTCATTGATGTATTTAAACCGCATAGACCTAGGACAAAACCCTTTCAACGATAGTAACAGATACATATCGTTGTATACTGATGGTACTCAGACGTTCACCGTCAGAGGCGCCGCTAATGGAAACGTATATAATGTATCTGATACAGACGGTGATGTTTATTGGTATAGTGGCGGTGGGTCCGCTAGAGCCGCAATTCTAAACGGTGGCGATGTTATTGTTAATGGTGACTCTGTAACATATACAGATGGTGGTGACAATACAGCACTAACGACTACTCCAAGTAATCCAAAACTTCATGTGAGTGGCTCGATTTATCTGAATGGTAATGATGACGGTATTATCTTTGGCCGTGGAACTGCATCATTCTTAAAAGATGAGGAACTTGCATTTGGTTGGGGTTCTGGTTGGTATATGGAAGATGCCAACTATTTACGCGTACGGAATAACGTTGATGTTTATTCTACTGGTGATGCGATTTTTGATATATTTAAAGACAGTGATGATCAAACCTTCTACATGGACTTTACCGCAGGTGGTAAATTAAAAGGTAATTTTGAGGTTGCAGCCACGTCTACAGGTACGTCATATTCAACTGCTGCTATTGAACTTCGTGAATCCAATTATACTGGAACCGCCGCAGCAACACCTCCACATCTAGCCTTTCATTGGGGTGGTGTAGTTGCTTCTCAGCTCAGTATTGAGTCCACAGGCCGTATTGTTGCAAGAAACAATCCAGGTAATGCATATGAACATTTTGGTGCGAATAATATTTACGGTAATTCATTTATTGATATTAGTAATAATGATTATTCCTGGACACCAGAAACAAGTAATGCATGGAGATTAACAACACCATCGGGTTATGTAGATATTGGCCCGATGAATACAAATTATTCTCATTTCCAAACAGATAGAGCTAAGTTTTATTTTAATAGATTTACAGAATTCGACGGTGGTGGTATTGGTGCATATAGTGCAAATGATTATGCATATTTTCCAATCTATTACGATTATGATGATAATAATTTCTATGGTAATTTCTCTGGCACATCTGTTATGGCTCGGATTACGATGCCTCAGAACCCAGTGGGTACATCATATACCACAACATCTACTCAGCCAACTTATTATATCGGCCAACAGACCGGTGATAATGACGGTTGGAAAATCTATGGTGAAAGCCCATCTGGGACAGACACGGGTGCATTGATTCTTCAATCAGAAGATGATTTTGATGGCAATGAATCAATTAGAATGAGGTTTAAAAAGACCACATCTCCTTATAATACCCGTGATAATTTAATTGCTTATGTTGATCACGTTTACACACCTACTGAATTTAGAGCACCAAAATTTGTAGATTCCAACGACGTAAATTATTACGGTGATTTTGCTGGAACCTCTCTTACGAATATTATGAGAGCTCAAAAATTTGAAGTAGATAGTTCCACATATTTTATTGATGGTATTACTGGTGATTATGGTTCTATTAGAGTTGGCGGTACTACAAACAGTTGGGCTGGTTACGCAATTAATGATGACTGGGTATTCATGTCATCTGGTCCATCTGAAGCTGGTATCTATAATGATACTGACAATAAATGGGCGATGTACCTTACTAGAAATGCCGGAACCGATTTATATTTTAATGGTACAAAACAGGCAGAAACTGAAAACGGTTATTTCCTTGCCACTAACCAAATGCGGGCTCCAATTTATTATGCACCATCTTCGACATCCTATTGGTTAGATCTTGATGTAGCCAATGCAGATAGAGCTTTAAGAGTTCCTGGTTATATCCAACGCGCTGGTTTTGCTACATCTGGTGACGGAAGTAATAATATCTTCCTTGATGCTCAGGATTATTCACACTGGGTTTGGAGAACTGCTACTAACTGGGGTATTTTCTGGGCCGGTAATGATAATCCTGCATATTCACACTTTTCTACAAGTAATCCAAATGAGCTTGTATTTGTCGGTAGCGGAAACTTAAGAGCTTCTATTGATCTTGATAACGGCAATGCATATTTCCAAGGCACACTATCCGCTGGTAGTTTTGCTATCAATGGTGGCAATGAGGATCTTGGTCTACTTAAGCACTACGGAACAGGTCTTGCTGATGATACACTCTTTGATGGATCGGAATATTGGGATCGCCGTGTTGTTAATGTTCTACAAGGTTCAGAAACCAATAATATTCAAACTGGTGATTATTCTAAGAGCAGCGATTCACCAACTGCATCGAGTTATGTCGTAAGGACATCTGCATATCGTCAATTCTATTCAGATTATATTGCTGTTGAACCTGGTGAAGAAATTTATGGTGAAATGGCAATCAGATATGTTTCTGGTTCTGGTGGATTATTTTACTATGGTATTGAACGATTTGATAAAGATAAAAAGCCGATTGCTGGTAATACTGGTACTACATACTTTGTTGCAAGTGCTGTAAACTATACAAGTACTGGTTGGAATACATATCGTGGCTTTACAACAATTCCGACAACGCACACACCTTATAATGGTTCAGATGGCGGTGGCTGTAGATTTGTACGTATTCGTATCTTAATGAACTACAACAGTGCCGGTGCTCTTCGTGAGTTCGGCCCACCAATTCTAAAAAGATCAAATGTACAAGGTCGTATTCGCTCGGATGATATTTTTGTAACTGGTGATCTTGATGTATCAGGTAATGCAGACGCACCTGTATTTAGAGATAGAGATAACACAGGTTTCTATGGTGATTTTGCTGGCACCTCGGTAATGAACCAGGTCAACGTAAGTAAAATTGTAGATAGAGATAATAATGCATATATTTGGGATGGTAATGCCGATCTCTCTATGAGAGTTTACGGTGAAATTGCTAACTCCAATTATTCAGTTGGAAATATGCAACCTGGTGCATTAAATATTGGTCGTACCGATACCAATTATGACTTCAGTGCTGGCACTTGGGCATCAGATATTCGCGCTGGACTTATGGCAAACTTCTCAGAGACATGGGAATTTGTGGGCCACGATTCTGGTGATGCTGTTAAATCATTCCTATTCTACGATGGAACTGATGATCTTTACATTGGTCGTAATATTGGTTGGAGTACTACTAGAGTAACGACACCAGGGAATATATATTCTCCTATTTTCTACGATAATGATGATCCTAACTACTACGGTAATTTTGCTTCTGAATCACGTATGCAAAGAATTCAATTGGTGCCCACAGCCGGTTATAATAGTTCTGGTGGTCAACCTGCGCGGATTCAATTAGGTGATGAAACAAATAAAACCAATGGTCTATTATCCGAAAGTAGACGACCAGACCTTACATTAAGAGGACAATATCCTCAAATAAATCTTGTATCATCTCGAATTAATAATTCTACACATGGACCTACTCTACGATTTATGGGGTATGATAGTGCTAACGCCTCTACAGGTAACTTTAAGCATTGGGTAATTGGCACCTCTGGCACAAATTCAACAAGACTAAGTTTTGGTTACTCACCTAACAACACTAACCCACACTATGGGATTGGCCGAGGTTGGTCCTCTGGTAATAACGAAGCAATGTTCTGGCTGCAAAACGACAGACACGTATATGCAGAAAATACAATATATGCAAATAGATTTACAGATAGATCCTCTACATCTTATTGGACTGAACCAGGTGATAGATCCTATCTGAATACATTGACATTAGGTGGGTTTGATCAGAACAATCCACAACAAGGTCAGTGGTATTCAAGAACGCCATATAGCTGGAACGGCTCCGCCCTTTCATATTATTATATCCGTGTCGCAACATTATCTAGCGCTACCTCAATTGGCGCAATTGAATATTATTGTAAACGTGATTCTAATTACCCTGGTGCCGTTAAAGGTACTGTGCATATGGCAACATACGCAAGTTCAGGTATGTCCATTCAGCATGATCTAGAAAGCTCAAATGGGCAAATTAGCCCAGAGGTTTATATTGATAATGCTCGGAACGTGTATCTTAGATTCTCAGGTGCTGCCTGGAACTCATTTGCAAGATGGCGCTGGATTTATAGAAATGGCCAGACAATTCAGAATGATCAAGGTAGCACTTCTGCTCCGGCAAACAGTCGCCTAATCATACCTGGCAAATCACAACGTATGACATTTAATAATGCGGCTAGCATAACACACGATTATGATAGTCCAAATATTGCTAATCGTTACGATGCACATAATAGTGTACGGGCACCTATTTTCTACGACAGTAATGATCCTAACTACTACGGTAATTTTGCATCAACTTCACGGATGAACGCAATTAATGTAAATACTACCACTCATGTTGCAGGTGGAATTGCAAACTTCCAAACGTCATCTGGAAGTACCCGTGGTTACATCCAAGCAACAGAAACTAATGATGCTCACTTAATTATTGCAACATCAGGTGGTGAGGATATCTCATTCCGTGATGGCGGTGTAGGTGGCCAATGGAATATGATTGTCCGTGGAAACGGCCAAACATTAATCAATGACAGAATTGATTCTCCAATTTTTTATGACCGCAATGATCCTGCATATTATGCTGATCCTGCTGGATTCTCAAATATGGGTACTGGTATACGCGCAACTGAATTCTATGCTCGTAACTGGTTCAGAAATGATAATAGTGGTGAAGGTCTATATAACCAAGCAACAGCAATGCATTGGTATTCTGATACTAACCAGCGGTTTAGATTGTATTCTACTCAGGCAACCTCACAGATATTGTTTACTACTACAGGTAATAGTGCTCGAGGTTATATCCGTGCTGATAACAGTAATAATATCGGATTCCGCAACTCAGCCGATAGCCAATGGGCGCTAAGAACAAATGGCGGTACTACTGAAATCTATGGTAATGCATATGCTGATAGATATTATGACCGCAATAATCCTGCATACTATGGTGATTTTGCTTCGACAACGTTGATGAATTATGCTAGAATAAACAATGTATATGATGGCCAAACTCGTCGGTTTGCAATGCCTAATGGTGGTACTTATACAACGTCTGCATCTACAGTAAATGGTGTTTTGACAATTTATCTTCCAACCAGCCGTTATAGCGGCAATACAATGCTTCACTTTGATGTTAATGTTTACGAATATAATTTCGGTAGAATGTCAACATTTAGAGTTGGTGGATATGCATATTCTAGTGGCCGGTGGACCAACGTTTCTGTTACTCAACTTACAGACAGTGATTATGGCCGTGTAAACTTTAGATTTGGTACTGATGGCTCTCGTCATATTGTTTGTATCGGTGAATATAAAGGTTGGCAATATCCACAGGTTTCTGTTACAAATGTACACACAGGTTATAGTAGTTTTTCTACCGACTGGGGCAATGGATGGACCGTAGGGTTCCGCGGCAATGGCGATTATGGTACCGTTCGACAGACTCGCACAGCGTCTATGGCTCTTACAACTAATAATGCTAGTAACTACAATACATCAATGTATGCTACCATTTACTATGATTATAACAATCCGGCTTACTACGGTGATTTTGCTAGCACATCTAGAATGAATACAATCATTGCTAATGTGTACAGCTTGGATAACGGCTGGGATATTTACGATGACGATGCAGACACAATGTCAATTCGTTCAAATGACTCTGACCACGGTGAAATTATTTTCCGCGATAGTAACTCAACTAACTGTGGTCGTATTTACTTTGATGAAGATAGTCACTGGGGCTTTAAATCACCTGACGATGATTGGCAGATTTACTTAGAAAGAAATGCTCGTACCATTCTTTACTATAACGGTGGTCAGCAGGCTCGTACACAAAATGGTTATTTTGAAGCCAATAATGATATGCGTGCTCCTATCTTTAGAGATACAGATGATAGTAATTGGTATTTCAATCCGGTATCTATTAACTCTACACGTTTTAAAGGTGTGAATAATGTAACCATGGCTTATATGGCTTTGCCAGGGCACACAAGAGATTCTGGTGAGTACTATAGAGCAAGACCTCGGATTACCTCTGATACCAACTATTGGTCAGGTGCAATGGGCTGGGGCAAGCAAGATATGACAACGGTGGTTGCTGACTGGGGATCTGGCTTTATTGATTCTTGGTCTAACCCGGGTAACCAGCCTTCAGGTACATCACACTGGGTCGGTGTTCAGGCATATCACTATTCAAACGGAACTAACCGCTATGGTTGGCAAATGGTTGGTGGACCAATTACAAACCTTCGGTTCCGCTCAACTTGGGGTAATACGTTTAGAGCTTGGAGAACAATTCCTGTTCTTGATGAAAATAGTTCAAACGGCGGCTCGATGTATGCTGGCCGTTATTATGATACTAATGATCCTGCTTTCTATGCAGATCCAGCTTCTACATCAATTATGAATACGATTACAGCTGATCGGTTTAATATGAAGGACCAAGGTGATTATATTACATTCTACGGTAATGACAATACCAACCACAGTATTACATCAAGAAATGCGGCGGGTGACGCTTCAGATGATATCAGGATTAACTCATATAATAATGTATTCATAAACATTGATTCAAATAATAATAATGATGAAAATTCCGGGCTGTATCTAGGACAACATGGTGCGGGTTCTAGTGATATTGCCAATCAATGGAGATTCCAGGCTCGAGCAAATGGTAATGTTTATGCATCTCAATCATTCCGTGCGCCACTATTCTATGATACGGATGACGACACCTATTACATGAATATGGCTGGAAATTCCAATATTAATACAATGGATTTCAACAGACTAGACGGTCCTTCAAACAGTACTCGTGATAAGATTCGTGTATATGATAGTTCAGACTTTGCTATCGGTATGCAGTCAGGGATTACATATGGTGGTCTGAATGACTGGGCTATGACATTCCAATTCAATGATGAGGATGATCGCGGCTTCTGGTGGGGTGACACGGGTCACAACACTGCACAAGGTGCTATGTCACTGACAACACAAGGTAGACTTGTTGTTGCGGATACATTTAAAGTTGGTGGTGGCACAGGTGATACAGGTACTGCTTCATATGATCTTCATGTTGTAGGTAATGGTTACGCTGACGGTAGCTTCCGCTCACCCATCTTTTATGATCATAATAATGATGGCTACTACGGTAATTTTGCATCAACCTCACGGATGAATGTCATCGAGGCTAATGTATATGATTCACCGTATAATGGATCTAACAGTGGAGGTAGTTATGATCGTAGTGATTGGCCATATGGTTGGGGCTTCCAAGAAAATGGAGCTTGGTCTAGCCCGTACCCAGATCTAGTACTTCAATACCACACTGGTATTACCATGGCGGCCTATGGTGGTTATGGTGGTATCCGTATTGAAAGAGATTATAATAACAATACATTAAATTGGACGTTCAATAATAACACATCTGGTTATACATATAAAGCTGCTTGGCAGTTAACCAATACATCTGGCTATTATTCTAGTACTAATGGCTGGCACATTTATCCGAACTCATCTACCTCATACGGTTCAATGAACCTACTTGGAAATCGTAATAACTATTATGGATTTGCAATGTCGCAGGTATCCAATGACATTCACTGGATGTTTAGAAGTACAGACGGTGGTTATGGCGGTCTTTATTATCAAGGCTTGGGTCGTTGGGCTTGGTTCTATAATCCAAATAATACCTGTTTGGGTATCGGTTCTTCTACTACATCGTCCACATATGAACTTTATGTTTCTGGTGACATTTATGCAACGGGTGATATTGTTGCTTTCTCAGATGAAAGACACAAAGAAAATATTGTAACAATTGATAATGCCTTAGACAAGGTATTGAATTTGCGTGGTGTTTATTATAATTGGAAATGGCAGCCTGAAGATAAAGAGCATAGACGCCATATGGGTGTCATTGCTCAGGAAACAGCAAAGGTCGTTCCAGAGGTTATTACCTATGATGATGAAAATGATCGTTACGGTGTAGCTTATGATAAACTTGTCGGTGTGCTTATTGAAGCTACAAAAGACCAACAAGATTTGATAAATAAACAGGAACAAAAACTTGATAATCAACAAAAAGAGATTGACAAATTGAAAGAAATGGTATATAAATTAATGGAGAGTAAATAATGGCTTTAATTCAAGATTTCGTAATAAAAAATACCGGACTTACGGTACCTAATGCATATCACATTATAACCAAAGTTGATGTGGAAAAAAGGGTTGCTGATATTAAAGATCCACGTGATGCCGGAAGACAAGATGGCTTGACAAATGGTGGCGAGCAGAGACCAGATAATGAACGTGAATGGAAGGCGGGATATCTTGCCAAGGTAACCATAACTGTTTATGTTTCAAAAGATGCAAGAGAAAATGGATCTGAGCCGCTTGGGATGATTGGTTCTGCACCTACAGATGCTCCTATGGATTCAGATTTCGGGCAAATGTGGAAAGGGTATGAGCCATGCTTTATGTTAGATACATCAGAAGGTGCACCGAGTGAACTTACCCAGGCATACAATTTCTTAAAGACCACAACGTACTTTGCAGACGCAGTGGAAGATTAATAAATAACTTATATTAAACTAAAATCGGAGAATAATAATGGATTTTACATATACTTGGAAGGTTCGTGGACTTAAAGTTCGTGATCAAGTGAACGCAGATGGTGAGACATTACCTAGTGCTGTGGTTCAAACATATTGGGAATGTACTGGTGCTAATGCTGATGGTGTCGATGGTACTTTCTCTGGTGCTACACCATTTACTGCTGAGAATGTTCCAGCTGGTTCATTTAAGGCATTTGCAGATCTGACTGAAGCTGATGTTTTGGCATGGATTCAAAATAGAGTAAATGGGGACAGAACATATAAAGTACATATTGACGAACAGATCCAAAAACAGATTGAGGATAAATCAGGAGTCGTCACTGAAATAAACCAAGGTTCTTTCCCATGGTCTACAGCAGAGGATGCGGTAACACCAACACCAGAATCTGCGGATGCAGATTCAGGTGACTTTACGGACCCAGAAGCTTAATAAGGTAGGATACTAACATGAGTTATTCATGGAAAATTCTTAATCTATTTACAACCGATCAGACAAATTCTGATGGAGTTGTTTTGGAAAATGCAGTTATAAAGGTTAGGTGGCAGAAAACATTAACAACCGATGCTGGTATAAAAGTGTCTACTATGGGTAATGATGTTCTTGATGCCACAAATACTACGGAAAGTAATTTTATTTCTTATGATGATCTTGTCGAAACAGATGTGATTGCCTGGGTAGAGGCCACTCAATCCCCAAAAAGAGTAGAAACAATTAATGCTAATCTGGCTAGAAAAGTAGCTGAAAAGGATGTTACTACACGTACTGTACCTTGGTAAATTGAAATAATTTTATATAATTTGAGGTTATTATGAACGACTTGAGATCTGGCGGGTTATCCGCATATGCTTTAAAACGGGGTGGCAGCATACACCCCATTACCATTCCTAAAGAAGTTCTTGGCACTGAAACTGGTATAATGAACCCCTCGATTTTTCAACACGAGGGTAAAATATACTTAAATGTTCGCCACATAAACTATATCCTATACCACAGCGAGACAAAGCAATTTCCTCATGCATGGGGCCCTTTGGTGTATATACATCCAGAGAACGATGTATCGCTATCTACTCATAACGTAATGTGTGAGTTGGATGAAGATATGAATGTTCTTTCATCTCATCGAGTAAAAATGACATTGGATACAAAACCAACATGGAATTTTGTTGGACTGGAGGATGCCAGACTTTTTAACTGGGATGATAGAATGTTTCTCTGTGGAGTTCGCCGTGATTGTTATGACGACAAAGGCACAGGTCGAATGGAAATGTGTGAAATTGAACTTAAGGATGGGATATGGACTGAGGTCTCTCGCAACCCTATTCCTGCTCCAGATGGTGATGGCAGTTATTGTGAAAAGAACTGGATGCCAGTATTGGATATGCCCTGGCACTTTGTAAAGTGGTGTAATCCTACACAGGTTGCACATTATAATATTGAAACTAAAGAAACAACCACCGCTGTGTTGGATGAGGAAAACAAATATAATTTTCCTAGAGATATTAGAGGTGGTTCTCAGGTAGTTAGAATCAACCCAACACAACGAATGGCTATCACACATGAAACAAATCTTTGGAGAGATGCGTTTGGTCGTAAGGATGGTAACTATGCACACCGTGTAATTATTTGGGATAATGATTGGAATATTGTTTACTCTTCAAAAGAATTCCATTTTATGGGCTCTCATAACGACATTGTTTCAGGTCAAGAATATAACATTGAATTTGCAACCGGGGTTACTTTTTTAAACGGTGATATTTTAATCTCATATGGTCTTGTAGATAATGCATCATATATTTTAAGAATGCCACAGCAGGTATTTTTTGATTTTATTACTAAGGGATAGATTATGGTTTTACAAGAATTATTAAATGACGTCGTGTTAGATACACATAACACACAAAAAATGTTTGCTCTTGCTAAAGAATATGATCGGCTCGAACAAGGTGCCGCGGCCGCAACATTTTATCTTCGTGCTGCAGATTATGAATATGAAGATAAGGAATTGCAATATAAGTCTCTAATTCAATTAAGCAAGATCTATTATAGAGCTAAAGGTCGGTGGCAGAGTGCAAGATCCATTATGGAAAATGCGGTTGGTGTCTTACCCCAAAGACCAGAGGCATACTATTTTCTTGCAAAGTGGCACCAGGATATGGATCAATGGAGACCATCATTGATGTACTCAGGTATTGGTCTATCATTAAAAGATCAGAATGATTTGGATGTCGATTATCCAGGAATGCATGGAATTAAATACTTAAATGCATTGGCTCTATGGAAAGATAATGGTAAGGATCAGGGTAAACAGGCTCTATTTAATTTAAAATATAAAGATATTATTTCTGATAAAGATCTAAAAACAAAAGTCAATAGTACTTTGGATACAGTAGGTTATCCAAGCTCATTAAAATATAACAGAGAAGATAAAAGCCTTTATAAGTTCCCATTTAAAGGTCTTGGAAAAGTAACTGAAAATTATGCTAGACACTTTCAGGATATGTTTGTGCTCTCGGTATTGGATGGAAAGGAACGTGGATCATTTATCGAGCTTGGATCCGGTGAGCCATTTACATGGAATGCTACTGCATTACTGGAAAAGACATTTGGATGGAAAGGAATTTCTGTTGACATTAATGAAAAAACATGTTATAAACATGCACAGACAAGAAATTCTACAATCATTACAGGCAACGCTGAAGAAATAGATTATGAAGCTCTACTTAAAAGTCATTGTATGGAAGAACATATTGATTTCCTAAGAATTAATTGTGAGGAAGCATCATTAAAAACATTATTAAAAATTCCATTTAAAAGATATGATTTTTCAGTCATTCAGTTTCAGCATAATTCATGTTGGTGGGGTGACGAAATTAAAACTGTAGCCAGAGAACACCTAGAAAAGGCAGGTTATATTTTATGTGCTAATGATATTGCACTTGATGATAAGCAAACATACGAAGATTGGTGGGTGCATCCTTCATATTTTAAAAAGCATATGAAAACTTCTAATGAGGAGTCAAATTTCGTATGGGATTATATGATGCACGGTTTTATGGAAATGTAAGGAGAGTAAATAAACCATGGCAATGAAAGAAATTAAAACTGTAGGAATCGTAACTGGTGGATTTGACCCAGTACATTCTGGGCATATTCATTATCTGAATCATGCTAATTTACTATGCGATTGGCTGGTCGTCGGTATTAATTCTGATGCTTGGTTGCAAAGAAAAAAAGGCCGTGAATTTATGCCTTATAATGAACGTAAAACAATCATTGAACATTTAAACATGGTTGATGAAATTATAGAGTTTGATGATTCTGATGACACGGCAATTGATTGCATTAAAAAAGTTTTAGAAAAATATTCCAAATGTCGTATTGTATTTTGCAATGGCGGAGATCGAACAAAAGAAAATATACCCGAGATGGTATTCAGTGATGATGTAATATTTGAGTTTGGTGTTGGTGGGACAAATAAAGCAAATAGTTCCAGTTGGATTTTAAAAAATTGGGATAAACCAACCACGGAAAGACTATGGGGCAAATACAGAGAATTAGATCATAATGGCCATTGGAAGGTAAAAGAATTATCCATTGATGTTGGTAAATCATTGTCAGACCAAAGACACTTTGTACGTTCTGAACATTGGCATATCGTCGATGGTGATTTAAGAATGAATTTGGAATTTCCAAATGGATATGAAACTAAAAAGATCTATAAAACCGGCGATAGTATAGATATACCTAAGCGAACATGGCATAAGGCTATAAACGTGGGAAACAAACCAGTAAAGGTAATTGAGGTATGGATGGGTGATGTATTATCAGAGGACGACATCGAACGCCGTGTATAAATAACAATAGAAAGTAGTTTACAACCTATTGTCCGGAGATACAAATGGCACTCAAAGTAGCTGATTCTCAAAAATATTTAAGTACAGCTAATGGTAAACCAGCACTATATGGTTCTGGTGGTGGAGTAGCACCCGACCTAACCAATCCTGATTCAATTAATTATTCAGGCCGTCAAGTCGAGCCAGGTTATTCCTCACTGCCAACATATCTTTATGATGATGGTGTTATAATTGGAAAAGGTTCTGTTGGTGCTGGTAATGGCTTACTTGCAATAGGAGATCCAGACAACAAAACCATAAGAGTATATGATGCCGAACGCATATTGGAAAGCGCCGAAAACCCAGAAGCACTTCTTTACAAAATAATCATATCAGATGCGAATACCAGTAGTATTGGGTCCTATGTTGGGCCGTTTGGTATGAACAGTATTGTAATTGCTCAAGGTCAACTTATTTTTTCAGAGGTTAGATATCCATCAAATAACTCTGTTGGTAGAGTTCATGTTTATAATCTTGACGGTACTCAAAAATTCATTATTAATTCACCAATTTCAGTCAATGAGACAAGGTTTGGAAACAATATAGCGGCTGGTGAAGATAGAATAGCTTTAAAAGGCGGTGCCGGAATACCTAGAACCTGGCTATACAATAAGGATGGCACTCTCATAAAGGAAATAACTTTACGAAATTCCGAATATGGAACTCCTTATGCACCGGAATGTGTTGACTTTGCCGATGGCTTAATGGTTGTTAGTACTGCACGTGATAGCACATCTCCCGGTTCTAGTAATAGAGAAGGCTTTGTAGGAATATATGATTTAGACGGAAACCTTTTAAGGGAAATAGTTTCACCAGAACCTGATGTAACAAGAGGTGAGAAGTTTGGTAGACATTGTGCTATAGGTGGTGGAGTTATAGCTGTCACTTGTCCAGAACTTTCCAATGAGCTGAACAGCGTATTGGGCCCAAATGGATACATAGGTGCAATATATCTATTTAATTATAATGGCGATCATATAAACACCTTAGTTCATTTTAATCAGGCCGGGGCATCTGGATCATACGGATTTGGAAAAGTTTATATTGATAATGGAAGAATATATGCAACCGATATGAGGGTGAATGCTAATGACTCTTCACTTGTTCGGCCTGGTGGTATTGCTGTGTGGGATTTAGAAGGTGGCACCATAGGTTACCTTAGACCGAATCCGATAGACAATGATGACTTTTCAAGAGAAGCTGATGTTAAACATGGTATTGCTGGAGTATTAGGTAACGCTTCTTTGATGTCACCGACCGGTGCAGTTTCCTTTAAAACAAGAAATTTAGTTGACCCATTGTCCTTGAGACAAAAGATTTTAGGAAAAACATAATGAGTGTTTTTATAAACAATTATAATGCCAATGGTGCGGTATATGATGATTCCACCAATTCACAAATAGCATCTGATGGTCCTTCGGTCATTTATCCAAATGTACCAACTATTCAAGCAACTCTTTTTGAAATAAATCCACAACTGCAATGGGATCTTTGGAACCCAGCATCAAACGAATTTGGAAAAGTTACTTCAGTTGCTGTAGGGGCTGGAAAACTTGTAATTGGAAACCCAGAGGATGTAACGTCCGGTCAGGTATGGATTACAAATTATTCTGGTGAACTTTGGAAAAACCTAACACCATCTCTTTATGCAGCTGGAGCCACAAGATTTGGTGAACACATTGAATTAGGGCAAGGTAAAATACTAATTGGCCAACCCGAGGCTGATCACAATGGTTTTACTAATCCAGGTAATATTGAAGTAAGAGATCATTTTGGAAACTACCGTTTTTCTATAATTCGACTTAATGCTAGAAATGAGAATGAAGGCAAAACAGGATCAAAGAATACATTTACGGTAGGCAATGATGACATAGCAGTAATTGGATCTCCACTGACTAAATCATATCAAGGTACTGCTGCCCAAACAGGCTTTTCGGTTGAATTTATGGATGCAAAGAATACATCAAATTTACCGTTTGCCCTTGCTAATACGTTTATAAGACCTTCAGAATGGTGGACAGATCAGTTAGGAAATACCTTTATTGATGCTCAAGATAGTTCATTTGGGAATGCCATTGCCCACGGTGAAGGTAGATTTTTCATTGCCGATAAGGATATGAGATACCAAGTTAATGATCTTGGTGGGCCGTCAGAAACTTGGAATAGAACTGGTGGTGTTTCTGCTTGGACTACTGACGGAAAATGGATGAGAAATTACTATTATCCTTCATATGAACTACCTGGTACATCTTATCCTGAAAACATGGGAAGAAGAATTAGAGTAGGTTCTGGGTATGTAGGTACCACATTAGATGGTTCATCAGGTGATCAATGGCACCAACCTGTTTTAAACCCTGGCGGCATAGTTTATTGGGAAATTAACTCTGGTAAAATGCACGGCCCAATTAAAATGGTAAATGCAAGAGCTAATGGTGGTGCATTCGGAACAAAAGGTGATGGTACATCAGTAGATGGTGATTTTGATATAGGTTGTGGATTTATTGTCGGTACTGCAAATGCAGCACATTCAACTAATGGCACAGCTCGTGTAAATGTCTGGTCGCTTAAGGACCACAATCTTATAGAAGCATTTAATATTCATCCTTTGAAAAACAACCAACCACACGTAGTAGAGCAAGTTAATATAGCTGATGGCTATGTATTCATATGTGGTGAAATTAATGGGCAAGGTGGTTTTGTTTACAGATATAAACTACCACAGACAGTTGGTAGTGCGACAGAAACATTACTGAGTACTTATATTAATATGGATGAGAGAGTAACATAGGACACGAATATGGCAATTAAAGTAAACAATCAAATTACAACATATTATGTGGACCAAAACAGAACGGTTATTGATTCCGATTTTAGCTTTCCAAAAGGCTATAATAATTTGCAGATGCCTATATTAAAAAATATTAGATCCTCACCTGGATCGTATAGTTTTGGACAGGCAATAGCAATAGGTGATGGTAAAGTTGTAATTGGTAGTCCAAGTGGTACATCCAGTGATGATAACTCTGGTTTTGCATATTTGTTTGACTTTGAAGGAAATTATGGAGAGGTACTTGAACGACCAGGTGTGATTGCAGGCGATGAGTTTGCAAGACATGTGGATATTGGTTACGGAAGAATAGTAGTAAGTGAGCAGCAAGATGATGGAATTGGTGGTACCGATGCTTGGAATGGTGCTTTTCATCTCTGGGATTCTGTAAGTAAAGCATATATTAAAAAGGTCCTGCATCCAGAACCACCCACTTTGGTTTCCAAAGGCCGAGCATTTGGAACCGGCATAAAAATTATAGGTGGAAGAATTTATGTACTATGTTCGACTGACGGTGGAAATGCCAGTCCGGACTATTACATTGCCGTATATGTATTTGATCTTGATGGCGAATATATTACAAAATTCTATACTCCTGGAACAGACAAATTTAGTCTAACAAAACCAATAGATGGTTCTCACAATAGACTGGCAATTCCTGTCCGTCTTTCAAGTGCGCCGCCTTCAGGAGATTATCCTCTACCATCACAAAGTGACTATGTTAATCTACATGATTTATCCGGTGTCTTAATTAAAAGTATTGGGTTAGCAGACATACCACTGGGATTAAGTGGCGGTGATGGATTACCATTTGGTGATCATATTTCTATGGGAAATGGTATTCTAGCAATTGGTTGCTCTTATTTTTCTCCTGCTGGTGGTTTATTCCAAGAAGGTATTGTTGCTATTTTTGATTACGATGGTAATTTTTTAAATATCATTAGAGATCCAAATCCTACCGCAACGGGAGGTTGGGGGCGTATGGTCGGTGTTGGTGATGGACGAATTTATATCAAAAAACGAGCAGATACCGAACCTTCTGTATATGATCTTGAAGGTAATTTTATTGGAACAATACCAATGACTAATTTGGTTTCTCCTGGAGACGGATTAGTATATTCATCATCTGATACTGTAATGATTCGAGAAGGATTTGCTGCAGCCGACGGCTTGGTAATATTTGGTGATCCTCTTGGGACCGCACCCGTGCAAGGCGATAAGGGTCAGGTTTTCTTTTATAATACACCAGCTCTCAAAGACGCATATAATAACATCGACCAAGAGTATAAAAGAAAACCTAAAGAATTATTTGACAATGTTGTTGAGACCATTGCACTATATGGTGGCTTTCTTGAAAATAGACAATTGGAAAATTTTGATGGCGGTTGGGAATTTAAATCAAATGGTACTGTTTGGGGCAAGACAGGACTTGTAAATAAACAACGAGGTACTTGGTGTAGTAGTAATCCACCATTAGGAACATACTATGTGAGATTTACCAAATTATCAGGAGATGATCCTGACATCGGCGACGCAATAGATGTTTGGCACGATTTTACACAAGACAGAAAAATATACTGGTCTGCAAGTGGGTCAAATGTTGGAGCAGATATGAGGGTGGAAATATCAGATCAATCAGATGGTTCCAATATATTAGCTCAAGGTTTTTATACATACCTCTATGATGTATAGAGAAATAATAAATAAAATATTGAGGTATTACAAATGAAAAAAGAAGCAATTTTAATCCCTGCTAAGGCACATAAAAAATTAGCAATATCATATTTAATAAACGAATATGATCACGAATCAAAATATGATTTTTTTACCTTGCACCCCGATATCGTAACAAATATGCCAGAGCAATATCAAACGATTAACGATAATGCGGATAATTCAAATACAGTATTATGGTCATTAACAACAAATGATTTTTTTATTGTCCAAAAGGAAAATGTTATATCCACATTTGTTGATTTGGAGGATCAGTAATAAATGTCTTTTATTAAAAAAGTAACTCAGGGAAGTAATAATGTGCCAACTTCAAGTGGCGGAGGTCCGGTTTCTGCGTATGCAAGCATCGTCGGGCTTGAAGGCGCTAATCATGACACTTCAGTTTTAATTGAATCTACTATAGGTTCTCAACCTGGTGAACCTGCAGTTTTTTCTACTAATCGTAAACCTACAGCAATGAATGACTTTCCAAAAAACATTTTGGGCACAGAAAACTTGGAAGAATTACCCTTGGATGTTAACGGTGTTTCTCATCGTGGTATGTCAGAATATGGAAGTAGTTGTTTTGATATTGCTCCTTGGTGGGGCGGCAACCAAGTCCCTGGTAGTGGCACACCAGTCGAAATAAACTCGACCACACCTGGAAAGGTTACAGAAACTCATACTTTAATTACTGGACATCCCCATACCACGCAAAACGGTAATATAGAAGAAGGTGTTGTCTATACTCGTAATGTTCACAACCCAGCAACTCCAACAGGGTTTAATCTTTATGGTATTCGAGAGACTCTTAATCTTCCCGCCGGCGATCAGAAATCATATGCCCATTACGGCGCATCGGTTGTCATTGGCGGAAATAAAATATTTGTAGGATGTCCAGGTGGAAAACCATCTGGTGTTACAGTAACTACACTTAGCGGTGGAGGCTTAGGATCGTCTGAACGCTGGGCAAATGCGAATACTACAACAGGTGGTGCTGCCGGTTGTGTATATGTGTATGATAAAAAAGGTGTTTTATTAAGTACACTATCTCCAAATAATTTATACTCGAATTTTTCACATGAAGGAATGAAGTTTGGGCACTCGTTAGCGTGGTGTAACGGCACACTTTATATTGGAGCACCTGGTTTTTCCCCTGATGGATCCGTTAGTAAATATAATTCAGGTAGAGTATATAGTGTGCCATTCGGAATAGGAACTAATTCATTAACAGACCGAGCAAATATACCAAATTTTACTTTGTCAGCGCAAAATATTAGTCTTTATCCATATGCAGATAGCCCTCCATCCCTTTTTGCACCTATCGAAACGGTTGTTGAGTCTGGCGACAAATATGGTTGGTGCATGAAAGTAATCGACGATAAATTATTCGTAGGTTCTCCTTTTGCAGGAGGTGGGATTGGAGCAGTATATATGTTCAGTTCACTCAGTCGAAAGTTTATTGGTGAAATAGGACCTCCTATGAGTTTATTGGACACTGTACACGGGTTTGGTAATTGGGTCGAAGGAGATGGTACACATCTTTTTGTTGGGACATCAAACGATACTAATAAAAAAATATTTACATATGATACAGTAAGTGGAATATACATAAGTTATATAGAGCCTCCAAATACATCATCCACATATGATGGGTTTGGAAGATATAGATCAATGGGCAGAATTAATAATAACCACATAATTGCATATAACCAACATGCACATAATATCATGGATGATTTTTCAATCTCAGGTGGTGCTAATTATGGTACTAGAACTCATTATGTTGCTCAAAATTGTACTTCCAGAGAATTTAATATAATAGGATATTCACTAAACAGTACTGGAGCAGAATATTTACAGATAAGAGCAGGCACAAAGCCAATGAGACCAAGAGATATAATTAGTAAATCACATCGCTGGAGAAAATACAATTCAACCATTGATATTGCTGGCACAACAGGCTTAAGTTGGCAATCACCACAAGTATATAGCGGATAGGATAATAAAATATGGGATTTAAAACACCATTAGGCGCCGGTTATGGAGGCAACAAACACATTGGGAATGCAGGAGAGATACTGACAACCATAGATAATGTACAGTTGTCA